CAACAGTGATAAAATTATCTAAGATTTGGCTTTATTTTTGGCGTTAGATTTGCCCGATGCCCAGATTTGATAGTTCGTACCTATCGAGCTTGGGCATTGGCATGAGTAGGCGATCGCGTTGCTGCTGTCTGATTGATGCTCAAAAAAAAGAACCACCCAAACTACCTCAAAGCCTGGGTGGTTCAAAATTGACTGCGATCGCCTTACCTCTAAAAAGGCTTGTTTGTCATGAAACCAGGATGATTAACCATGTGTTCGGTCATGGCATCAAGCTGACGAGCGTTATCATCAAACCATTTTTGGCGATCGCTTGCTTTCTTTTTACTGACCCTTATTTGTTTGACTGTAGGAAAGTAGTGAGAAGTTAAGCTAGTTATATCAGCCGCGCTCAGGATGCCTACAGAAGCGTCTAATAAAAGCTTGATGTCGTTTCTGTCGTGAAGGCAGGAAATCGCGTCGTTTACTGATGCCCAGTCCTTGACAATATAGTTAGTTTGTTTTTTTGTTGTTTTACCAGTAATGGTAATATATAAAGTCTTTTTGGTCTTTTTGGTAATTTGTAACTGTGTCATTGTCGTTTCTCTTTGCTTGTTATATCTATAGTAACAAGTGGAGAACACAGCGTCAATAGCTAATTAGTGGATTGATGGAAGAAATTAAAAATGACTCAGAATCACCCTCAAATTGCACCTCAGCCGTTACGCTCCCATTGACGTAAAGTGCGATCGCATCCACAACCCCCGCGCTGCCATCAGGGGAAGTCGTTTTATCTCCAATTTTCCAACTACCCCAGGCTTTGAGATATTCTTGTAAGACACTGCGATGGCGTCTCTCGTTTACTCGTAACCATGCCCGGTGCTTACCATCTGGGCTACTTGTAAAACATGTCCGGCACATTCGCCGGCGTTGGGATAGTTTGCCTTTTAGGGGGCGATCGCACTTACATCGCGGAATTTCTACTCCGTCTTTTATTCTTTGGCGGTAGTTGGCGACCCGTTCGGCGTTTGTTTTTGACATTGAATTATTTGTGAATCTTTTTGTTGCGATCGCACTTTAATTAATGCGATCGCGCTGCTGAACCAGTCAAGAAAAATAAACTATTCCCGCAAGAAGAACGCTACTGTTTCGCCTTCTGCTTCGCCAGATTCAAACACAACGTTGTCGCTAACTTCAATATTTTTGTGACGCAACGCATCACGCACAATGTCTTCTGAGATATCGTCTGGAAAAGATACGCGAATATTGCCATCGTCCATCGCAAGAATTTCGCCGCCATTTTCTAAAGACTTAATAACCGTCCAATCAGAATTTAATATCATTTAATCCTTTCTCTCTTACTCGTTATATCTATAGTAACAAGTGGAGAACGTAGTGTCAAGGGGTAAGTTTGCTAATATCAACAACTTTCCATCCAGCAATAGTGCCAAGTAGTTTTTGTATCATCTCCGGGGACGGGGTGCCGTTATTTTGTTGCAAGTAATCCCAAGCCTCGGATGTCATCAGCCCCAGGTCAAACACCACGCTCATATAGAAAGCTTCAATCGTGATTTGTCCACTGCTGCATAAATCAATTTGCTTCTGCAATTGTGAGGTGGTGGTAATTTGTGGCGTTCCTGGTATGTCTTGCGCGATCGCAGCATCGATATCGAATTCAGGTATAATTTCGGGCATAGTAGATAGTTATGTATGCAGCAATTTTGGTTAGAAGGTAGGGGTATCGGTAAAGCGCGACCTCGGTTTTCATCGGGCATTGTCCACACTTGCCCAAGATATGGGAGGTGGAAATTTGATGCGATCGCCACCATCAAAAAACTGAGATTACCCGGTGCCCCCAAGCCCTGTTTTGTCGAGTGCTTTTTTGTTAATTTCCTTAGTAGCGATGCCGACAACTTGCAAGGCTCTGTGCTAGATGCGATGGTGCAAGCTGGGTATCTAGAGAACGATTCATCGTCCTTTGTAGTGGGTTGTTCGGGGGTATTTGTCAAGCAACGCAAAGTCAGAAATCAAGAGAAAACTGTAGGGATTTTGGTGCGGGTAAAACCTGCGTTGTTGGAATTATTTGAATGGTAGTGCGATCGCGCCTACACTTGGGCAATTTTGTTGTAGTGCGATCGGGCGATCGCATCTCACGGACTCCAGTCCTCTGGATGCACCTGAATATATTCACACACCGCTGTCTCAAGCGAATAGTTCGCCCTCAATAATCGATATCTCAAGCAACTAGTGCTAATTCCCGTAAGGGCAGATATCTCCGGAATACTGCGCCACTCTCCCAAATAATAGAATTCCCAGCGTGAACCCTTTTTTCGTTTCATAGCGATCGCCCTACAAAAAAGCATTCCCTCAGAAAACAGCTATATTGCCCCTGTAAATTGTCCTTTTTGTATGGTACACGCGATCGCACCCCATAATGTTCGGAGTCAAAAATGCGTTAAATGTAATGCGATCGCACCCTCATAAAAAGGGTCAAACCCTCCCTTTGCAGAAAGAAAAACCGCGATAGCATTTAAGTAAGAATACTGAACAGGGTGCGCTATGCCTGCTAAATTAAATACTCGGCGACTGTTTAATCTTTTGATTAACTACAGTTATTTTGCCATGCTTGGGGCTTATTTTTTGGTTGGGTTTTTGGTTGGGTTGTTGGTTGTTGCTTTCCTTGTGAGTGGGGTAGATGTTTGTTAAGGATGGCATCGTTAAAATGGGGTAAAATCCCACCCTGATAAAAAATGTGAAAAACTCAACAGTTGCATATCAGTGGAAAAACTTCAAAGAAAGGACAATTCCAGCCAGCGCACCTGAAGTACAGATACGAGAAATTCAACGGGCTTTTTATGCCGGTGCCATTTCCTTTTTTTCTTTGGTTGATGAATTGGGAAGTGAAGATTCTACCGACGAGACACGGTATGCAGGAATTTTGGAGTTGCAAGACGAACTGAAACAATTTGTTGCAGCGACTCGAGAAGATTTGGCTAGAGAGCGATCGCATTAGTTGAAGTGCGATCGCGCGCTAACTCACCCAAGTTTCCCGCAAGTCACAAATGCGATCGCCCTCCTCGGTTGTCACCTTTACAAAATAGTTTTTCTCATCAAACTTGGCTAGGATGCCGTTAAACTTTGGCTTGCCCTCCATCGTCCGCACCGAGACTTCTAACCCGATGAATTCTTCAATATCACCGCCAGCTGCTTCGATTTGAAGTAATGACATCGGCTCGCAGTCTTTGGCAATTACTGGCGAGTCTTGGCGCTCCATGTCAAAAAGCGTTAATGGCGCAAGCTGATTGCTCTTGAAAAACAGTGTATCGCACGAGCCGTCAAGCTGCACCTCCCATGCATTAATCTCTGGTGTGGCTATGAGGGCTATAGGAGCTACAACTACGCCCTGATGCGTGAAATATCCCCTATCTTGCTCAGTTACTACCACGCGATCGCCAACCGCAATAAGAGTCGGTATCGGGCATTGGGTATCGGGCATTGGGCATTGAGCAGTCGTTGCGATCGCATCGGAGGGTAAGGACGCGGGAGGGTTTGCGATCGCAATTTCGGGTAGGGACGCAGTGGTTTGTGCGATCGCAATTTCGGGAGAGGGTGCGATCGCGGCCACCTCAGATTTTAGCGAAAGTAGCTCATGCTCAGTTTGGATAAACTCGGAGACGACGGCGTATATCTGTCCGTTATTCGCCTCGAATTTTTCGTTAAGCCACCGGGCATTCTCTGAATCTGGAATTGCCCCAGCAATGCGAAGGCTCCTATTGCCACCGCCTGGGGAAGCCTCCCACTCTACGCCATTCAATTTCGCTTTCTTCTGGGGTGCGGGAATTAATTCTTTCTTTAGTGCTTCAAACATCTCTTGATCTACAGGCTCATTTACCTCAATTATGTGCTGAAGCACTGGCTCCATCCGAGGAGCCGTTAGCGCAAACATCGCGCTCGCACCCAGCCCCAAAATCAAGTGCCGAAACCCATTGAGTTTTTGGTAAGCCTTCTCATGTTTGTTAACTTCTTTCAGCGTTAACCCCAGTTCCGAGAGCTTTTCTTTAAAATTCTTAGGCTTGCCACAGTCAGCCTTTATCTCGCTAAACTCTTCGCCGGCACTCAGTGACGCGGACGAAGCAACTTTTAGCCGCTCAACAGGCGTACATAAGGGGATTAATTGCTGGATGGCTTCAAATGGGGAGGAAATTTCTTGATCAATCGGTCGGGTCAATGTTAAAGTTGTCATATGTTTACCCCGAAAGTAGGCATAAAAGAAAGGCAGAACCTCCAAAAGTTTGACGACCATATGGAGGTTTTTTGCTGTTCAAAATTATTTTACCAGAAGCGGGAACAAAAGCGATCGCGGATTGTGAAAAAGAAACATCCAACACTGAAGCAACAGTGGGAAGAATTCGAGAGACAATTGATGCCTCCTAATGCATCAAAAATACAGATACAAGAGATGCGTCTAGCCTTTTATTGCGGGGCTTTCCTCTTTTATCGCTTGCTCTTTAATTTGAATGCGGAAAAGCTAACAAAAGAAGAAAGACGTGCAAGATTCTTGAAGCTTCGCAAGGAGATGGACCCATACGTCAAGGTAACAGGGAAGGAATTTAATCACGATTCTCCTTGATTTGAAATGCGATCGCATCCACACTTCAACGCGATCGCACTACCCCTCCTTACCCGCATCAGCTTTCGGCTTCCTCTCGAAAACTTGCACATTAGGATTACCGATGATGAAACCATCGTCAGTATCATCGGCATAGCTCCCGGTGATTGACGCTACCCAAGGCGGGTACGCCATGTTTGCGTCAGTTAGCTTCCGCCATACTTTTGGTTTGAGTGATACGGATGCAACGCGATCGCCACAATCGATCTTAAATTCAAACCACCCGTCGCGGTTCGTTGTAGCTTCGGGCAATTCGTTAATTTTGATAGTTAATTCCAGTTTTCCTTGTATCATTTGTGTTGAGTATAAAGTTGTTTGCGATCGCGATTCAAATAGTCACTGAGTCAGTAGGGAATGCATACATGTACCCATCGTTACGATGGATAGATTCGCAGTACTTATGGCGTACCGGACTAACTTTACCAATCAATGTACGCATTTCAAATACACCACTTTCGCGGACGGTTAATCTGCCAACATGAACACCTGCGAACTTCCCAGTGGGGAGAATTGCCCGTGCCATATCACCAGTTTGGAAACCAAAGAAAGTCTTGCAGCGTGTTCTATGACGAATCGGGAAGCCGTATTTATTGGTTGTACACATTTGGCGATTCCCCCACCCCTTAGCAGCAATCAGCAAGGGTGTAGAGGTAACAATTTGTAGGCTTTCTACATTCCCTACGCAGGCAGCATCTAACCAATGCGCTTTAGGTAAGTTAAGCCGGACACGGTTGTATTTTGTCTTGCCACCCGTCCCGGTTTCTACTGGATACCCTGTCTGTTTTAGTCTTTCAAACAATGCCCACCGGGTTGAATTAACCGCTGCTGCATCTTTGAGTGGAAGTTTAGCTTGCCTCAAGATACGGGATAAAATATCGGGCTTTTTGGCTAAGAAATCTTTAACATCTCTACTCCCTTTTGCTTGATTGCAATCATGACAAGCAAGCGTGAGATTTGAAATTCTGTCACTTCCTCCCTTTGATTTCGGGCGAATATGTTCAACTTCAAATGGGACGTTTTCAACACCGCAATAAGCGCACTTTCTGCCCCATTTTTCAAGTAAATACTCCCTGACTTCGTAGCCGGCTAATTCTCCTTGCTGGTATTCCTTGCCTGAGATTTCAGGATTCTGCATTGCAGCCAGATCGAATTTAACCAACTCTTGAGATATGCCAGTAATCGGCACATATCGAGTTATCCGATTGACCCAAGTTAGGATGTTTTCAACTCTGGAATTAAGGCTTGGTGCTAACCAATCTTTTTGGCGAGTGCGGTTTAGAAATCTTGGTTTCCGGTAACGGGTTTTGCGGTTACGACGACTGCGACGAATAACGCGGCGTGACTCTAAATCGTTTTTGATTTGTTGCCCACGGTGGGTCAATTCTGCACCCCAGATAACTTTCTCGCCCTGCACAATTGCTAATCCAGTAGTCTTAGAGCCTGGATCTATTTTTAATTGGTGTGGTTCTGTATCAGGACTTGGAACCGCGTATTTTAGGATGATTGTGAATGGGTAACGACGATAGACAGCAGCTTGCTTTGCTTTCAGTAATCGCCTAGCTTGTCCCGGTGGAACTGGGTTTAATGGTTGAAAGTTGGTGTCAAGCACGAATACAAAATTAGACATTGATTGTCCTCTGATTTCTCAGGTTATGTTTTCCTCGCCAAAGTTTTGAGAACTTGTTAAGCCAAACACACTCCCTTAACCAAATACGGGTGTTTAATGGTTGACGACAGAGCTACAAGCTAGAAAGCACCTGTAGGTGTCATGATTCTCAAAACGTAGCTTTCGCTTAAGCTGGCTATCTGTCCAGTATCAGTACTAAATATCTAGTGCTGACACTGCTTGGTGAATAGCACCGAAACCCGCCACAAAGCACTATTAGTCTGTCAATAATCAGAAAAATTGGTTAATTAAGAGAAGACGCGATCGCTCTACCCTTCCTCTCCTGGCTTGTATTTCACATTGCCGCTGCCTGGAATCGCACCCTTAACCTCACAACCAAAGTTGGTGATTTCTTCCTCTTCCAAAACTGGCGCTTCCATCACCACTTCGCCAAATGGGGGCTGCCCGGTGGTTAGCCGAAGAAAAGTTTCTTGAAATGTCAGCCCGTATTTTCGTGCAAGATAGTTTATCTGCTTAAGGTATTGCGGCTTGAACCTAACTAAATGCCCTTTGATTATTTGGCGAACTTGCGCTCTCACAGATTCGCCCGAAAGGTTGCAAATAGCCTTAAGGAAGTCAATCTCATCTTCAGTTAGGTCAACCGAACTGATGTTCAACTTTGGCATTCGACTTAAAATGTAGTATATTCTTAGTTATATATTATCACCCGTTGGTTTATGTCGGCTGGTTTTATATTAAATTAAATAAAGATGCCCGACGGTGAAGCTCTGAACCTTCACCGTCGGACTTCCCCAACCACAGCACAACCTGTAGCAGGAGCAACTATGAGCTTACTTGAATTCTTAGCCAGATGGGGTCTATCACAGGACTGCGAAATATTTAATTTGCTGGCAGCATTTTTTGAGCGCGACATAAGAACGATTCAGCGATGGCAGCAAAAAACCCCCCGATATGCTCGGTGGATTTTAAGCGAAGTTAATACTAAGTGGGAAAAATCGGGCAAAAGTTACGGAATTTTTTTTGACTTTTGATTTCACTTTTGCGACACTTTTGCGACAAATATGACTACCCGCCACTGTGCAAGTTTTTTATTATCAAAGTATGAACGATGTCTGAACGCATTCACATCTCATTCATGTTTACTTCAGAATTCACTCATACCAAAACAGAACCATTGCACTTTAGTGCTGAAACTGAATTATCCAGAAAAAAAGCAGAAAAGGAGCTTGAAATTAGTCCAACTACTTGTTGGAGATACTTGACTTGTTTACAAAAAGCTCAACCAAAAGGATTTGATTACAAGCCATACAACCAATACTTAAGTAGGGGAACCCTTGAAGCTTTGTATCAATTCAAGCAACTTCTAGAGAAGTATCAGTATGTAGGTGCGACGGCTCGAATAAAACAACACATGGAGGATTTTTATGTCATTCAAGAAAGCAGTAGAAGATGATAATGTCGGGCAACCAAATAACCGACAACCCGACACCCGACAACGCAAGCAGGGTAATGGACGGGCTACAGAGTCAGCACAGACGGCAGGCAACACCCTACAAGGGAAACTGACAGAAGGTCGTCGGCAGCTGAAAGAGAACATCAAAACTCAGCTTGTGGCTGGTGCGATCGCTGATGTTGTGCAAGATTTTGAAAACGGGGACTTTGGCGATTTATCAGCAGAGATGCTTGATGGGTTGTTTGCTGGATTAAACGCCCCTTTAGCTCTAGAGTGTCATGTCCTGGAGACATGGCAGGACAGCCCAAAGTACGCACTACTGCCATCCGAAATGCCATCTACTGTCGAATCAGGTGGCTGATGATCGTTTCAATTTTGGAGAAACAAAAAACTAGAGGGAAAGGAGAAATGGTTATTAAAGGAGCTACGGGAGTATTAGGGCTTACTAGTGTAGTTGGTGGATTTGGAGGCGCAGCGTTTTTATTGGCTGCATTTATTCCCGCTGCTGGTGGTGCGATCGCGGCGTTGGTTGCAACAATTGGTTTGCATTCATGGGTTACGAGAAAGTGAACGACAAGGAAAGCCTAATTATCAAAATAGTTAATGAATGTCCTGGGAAAATAGCCCCATTGATTAGGTGTTTAGCTTGCTTTGAAGGGGATATTTCTTCTTCAGAATTTGATTTATTAGTTCTAGGATTAATAGAGCAGCAAAAAATAGTGATAACTGTTGATGAAAATGATTACGTAAGGTATTCGCCTGGGTATTAAGTTGTATGAACCAAGAGCAGCCTCACATAGTTGAGGCTGAATATTACCCCGATGGAACTCAGAAACGCTACTACAAAAAGGTAGAGCAGAAGTTCCCGCAGATTTTTCAACTAGTAATTGGATTGAGTGCGATCGCAATTGCTTTATCAGCACTCACAATTACTTACAACATTTCAAATACAAGGAGTTGTGATGGAAATATTAGTTCAAGACATTAATCTAGGGTTGAATATTATAGACCCTGTTCGCGCTAGCGTCTCCGAAGGAGAAGGAAAAGGTATTTTGTGTGTGCGTGACATTATTGAGTTAAAGACAGACCCACCTCAATACAAAATATACTTTGAAGGAATTAATCAACCTCGGATATACTGGCACGGCAAGAAGTTTGAATGTTTACCCAATCAAAAATAAAAACTATGACAGTCCAAGAATTAATCGATAAGTTGGCAGAAGTCAAAAACAAAAAGATGAAGGTTGTTATTAGTGGCGGTAACGAACCCTTCCCTGTCACTGATGTTCAAGTTTCACAAAGAATGGTTTGGTTAGAAAATAATGAACTGTGAAGTGGAAGGATTACCGCCAGAATTAGCAAGTGTAGAGCTAGAGATTGAAGTTGTAGAAGAACAACCAGAAAACTCAGTGTACAATCTCAATGAAATTTTAGACGTGTAGCCATTCCTCAACAGTCGCAGTACGATTACTAGCAATTAAATAATGTTATTTACAAGGGACAAAAAGACTAATAGCCAGCTTGGTAACATCATGAAAGCATCTGGCTGGTTAATTCTTGGTTACAATGCTGTAACTTTAACGCCTTACTTTTACAAAGTATTATCAGGAGGCAATTGGATTCAGCAAATATTTGGTAGCTCTAGCGCTGTAGTTTTGATACTAGGCATTGAGGCGGCGGCGATGACAGTAATGTTTGACCCAAATGCTTTACTGCAAACAATGGAAAGACCAAGAGCTTTACTTGGTAGTCATGACCCGCTACTAAAAAACTTTAGTGCAGCAGCAAGCATTGCCGGGGTCATTGCGTTTTGTTTGGTGGCTGGATATGTATTTTGGTTTGATTACAATGTAAACCTTGCTCAGATGGGAGCAAAAGGTAATACAGCGGGATTGCCACAGTTTATACAAATACTTGCCACTGTATTTGTGTTGGGCAGTGAAATAGCTTTTGGATGTGCCAACATTTTTAATCACGCAGAAGTTCAAGACGCGAGGAAAGTTTGATGATGATTCCCTCATTAAGTGGAGTACTGGTAATAGTTGGAATAGCTATTATCTACGGTTTGATTATGCTAATTAGAATAGACCAAGCAAAAGATGAGCGTCGTAAGTAAGATATTTTCTTTTTTTGTATTTCTGTCATTAGTCTCAGCCTTACTGGTTGGGACTTATTTCAAAGTTGACAATGCATTAATAAAGTGGAAACCCAATGCAGACACACCACTGGCAGCAAGTTGATTTACTGGATAAAGTTGAAAGTTTAGAGTTGAAGTTAAAAGAAGAACGCTCTAAATTTAAAGTTGGACTCAGAGAAATAGGAGTTATTTTTTTACTGTGGTTAATTGTTAGCCCGTTACTTTGGGGAGTAGTTGTAAATTCTTTAGTTCCTACCCCAATTCGCAACACAATGGTTGGTATGACTAATTTTGCTAATGATGCAGTGTTTGGAATGCAATGTAAGTTTCGCTCAAAATGAATCTACTTTTGTGCTTATTACTCGCAACTCAAAAGCCTAAAACTTCTCAACCCATACCAACGGGGTGGGAAGTTTCTATTATTTTGGGGGCTATTGTTGGATTGGCGATCGCTAAGTTTGGAGTTGAAAAACCGCAAGGGTTACAAGAAAAAAATATAAAATCCAATTTGGTGAATCAACCTGATTCATATATACCAACCGTTCTAGAACCAGCGCACGTAGAGTACGCGACTGCTCAATCACATGACAGTGACATAAGACTAGCGCCCAATGCTCAATCTATAACTACCAACGTTTCACCACACACTGAAACTGGTCAACGGATTATTGACGAATTGGTTCACACCAAACTTAGCACTTTGCTCGCAGCTCCCAGTGGTGCGGGTAAGTCAGTCACTCAGTCATACTGGCTGACTAAGTTGTTTGAAAACTACCCAAGTGCTGATGTGTATGTGATTGCCCGTAAAAACGATAGCTTCAATGGGTTAAGTGAAAAAGGTAAAGTGTGGGTGTATGATTCATCCGACCCAGCTACCGCACTTGAAGCACTTCAAAAAGTTTATGAAATATTTCTTGATCGATCGCAATTACCAGAGGGTATAGAGCGTGACAAACTAAAAAGTTTACCAGTTCGGTTGATAATTGCTGATTGGTACAGCACCCACAACAGTTTGACGAAATCCCATAAGAAACTTTGGGAGTCCCAAGTGCAAACTAAACTTGCGGATATTGTAACGGTTGCCCGTGAGTTTAATGTATCGTTATTTGTTGATAGCCAAACTTACAATATTGCTTCTTTGGGACTGGCAGAAGATTCTAACATCAGAAACAACTTGAATATTATCAGCCAAGGATTGATTAGTCTTGATGAAGATGGCAATGAGCAAGGAGGTTTTGAAGTTATCCAGTCAATTGTCAGAAACCCCTACATCTTTCCCGATGGTGCGATGCGTGAAAAGTTTGTCATCGATGTAGCTAAGTATATCAAGCTTTCAACACAGAATAAAGTACCAATAATAATTAGCACCAGTGGGAAACCGAAGGCGGGATTATTGCCCAACTTGCTGGAGTATAAAGGGAAAAAAATTAGAGAATCTGAAAATAAAGTTCCTCAAATTGCACCAAATAAAGTTTTAACGACTGCAACACTAACACCCATTCCGACTATATGTGAACTGACTGCGGCAGATGCATTACCCGAACCATTGCGAACTATTTGGAAGGCAACTAAAGAAGCTAAAGGGGAATGGTTAGCCGTCCGTGATATTAGTCGCAAAGATTACGCAGTGCTTAAAGGCAAGAATACAGCAGCAGAAATTACAAGCTTTGTAGAGCAACTGGCTGCAATGGAACTAATTGAAATTAATCGCACTCACGCAGCTATTAGATTTAAAACATGACGCAACCAAACAGCGATCGCACTCTTCTCACATAACAGCGATACCTCCGGCACGTCTTGCGACGATCGCATTGACAAGCACGACCCAAGTATCCAATTCAACCCTCCCGTTCAGTACACGGAATCCGAAATCGAAGCGGTTGACACTCCCCGCTCTAAAGAGACGGGGATTCTTGAATCTAAGACATAACTTGCTCATGCAGATAAGAAATCCCAGGTTTATAAGATGGATGGCGAAAACCCCGGAAGAACAGGAACGTAGTTCCGCATTCTGTGCTTCAGACCGGGGATGAAGGCTGACGGTAGGATTTATCCTACCGTCATGCCTTCTGTTGCTCAATCTAAGATAAATTCCTTGACAATCCAAATGAATTAATCTAAGATAAATTCACAAGGCAAAACAATCACCCGAGGCAAACTAGAAAGCCTTGCTAGGAGCGATGAAAAGAGGGCATCGCGTCGTAAGTGAAATTAATCAAAACCGTTGAGTTCCAAAACGAAAAGCAGCTTATTGCTGAGTGGGAAGAGGCAGTTAGAAAAATTGAAAAGCTGAATAAAGAATTAAAAAATAATGCCCCAGTACTGGAAGTAGAAGGCTGGGAGGCGTATGAAATTTTCTGGCTTGGAACGCCAGAGGAAGCAATCTCCGATTTACCCACCAAGATTGCTAATGCAAGCGATGCGAGCGCATTAGGCTTGAGATTAGAAGATATGCCAGCATCGGGAACCAAAACATTAAAAGGTAAGTATGGTTGTTCGTTTTCAGTGGCTAAAGCTGTTTTGAGGATAAAGCAAAAGTCTGAATTGCTATCATTCCCGGACAAGCTAGAATTCAAGCGCGTATCTGAAGTTCAAGCCTTGGCTGAGGCTCAAAAAATAGGCTCATATCTCAACATAGAAATTGAGGAAGTTGTGAAGATTCAGGAGGGTATTCGGAAGTCCGATTATCGTTTTGAAGCTTTTTGGCGAAGTTCAAAAGTCTTTAAGGTCGAGTCTGGATTTTGTCGAGGGATGTTTCTGGGAGATCCAGATTGTTTCTTCTCCAATCACTATAGAAAGGCTTATCGAATCGTCGTAAATGATGATGGGATAAAAGTTTTCGAGGGGGAAGAAATGAGCCAAATCCGGATATGTGAAGCGGAAATGGCAAAGCTTAAAAATGGGCAATCCTACAGAGTTCGTGTTCCCTCAGCGGGAGGTGGCAGTACCCAAACATCAATGGAATCCGACGGGTTTTGGAATAAATAATTAGCGCGATCGCATAAAGCGTGATGCCACTCATCGAATGGGTAGCGATCGCCTGGGAAAATAGTCACATATCCCTTTAAAACAAATGACCATTACAGCAAATATCGCTCAGTCAAATGAGCAATTTCAAGTAATTGAAATTTTATCCACTGAAGCTAGCTACGATACCAGCGCGATTATAAGCGCGATCGCCGCTGTCGATGCCTTAGCTATAGATTTCAAAAAGGGTGTCATTATCTCCCACCGTGGAGCAATTTGGTTGCATAGTGCGATCGCGCATCACTGCCATATCGCGGTGTGGGTAGCACATTTAGATCCCCGCTTAGGCGCGGTCGTTGTTCAATCCCATTTCCCTGGCGTGAGAGTAGGGGATATCATTGAAATCCCAAAAACGGAAGTAGTAGCTTAATCAAGTCCCGTGGGCGTGGTCGTCCTTCCACGGGGCAAGGCAGAACCGTTTATCTGCCTTTTAAGCTACTACAAATCCTGAATTCAAATTCAGATGAAGAGTTGGTTGATAAAATTATGCAAATAGCTCAAACTTCTAGGCTTCAAGAATATCTTCCCTTGGAATTATACGGAAAAAGGCGAGCGAAAGATTTTGCATCCTTAGTTAAAGAAATAGAGAAAGGCGAATCTGAGATTGTTTGGGAGGGCGATAAGCCTATCCGCCTAATCAAGGTGTGTCGAGTGAAAGTTATCTCCCTGGATAATGAATTAAGCCTTTACGAAGATCGCCAAGTTTTCGCGGATGGGCGCATCCGTAAACGTAGAATTGAAGGATTAGCCGAAAAATTCCTCCCCAACGAAAATCCGGAAGATGCAGCGGAACGTGCTCTGAAGGAAGAATTAGGGATGAGTAGTGAAGCGATCGCACTCACTCCCATTCGCCCTGGCGGGATTGATACTGAGGAGAAAGAAAGCCCCAGTTATCCAGGGTTGGTTACTCAATATCAATTTCACGATTTTATCGCCTACTACCCCATCGAATTCTGGCAGGAGGAGTTCGTTGAGGAGTCCGATGATGACGTGAAAAAGACTTATTTTGTTTGGCGGTAATTTACAAAAAAGTTCATGCGCTCCTATAAATATAGGGGCGTTTTTTAATGCGATCGCACGCATGAGGGCGGGTATGCGATCGCATATAGCTGTAGTCACGCGATCGCTAAAACGAAAAACTTTCCTAAAATCCCTTGACACTTCTTTCTGCTAAATATATAGTAGATATATACCAGAAAGGAGAAACCAATGGACATCACAACAGCAGCACAAAGACCAGTAAGCGAATTTTTAAATGTAGCGCAAGAGCTAGTCACAGAAGTTCGGGAATGGGCAAGCGTGTTGTGGGTACGTGTCACTGGTTTTCGCCCTCGATTTGTTAGCAAGAAGGTAATTAAAATGGAAAATCCTCCAAAAAAAAGTGGCTACAACAAGCCTTACTCTCAACTGAAAAATGCTTTATCCGCATTATCTGGTATTTCCCCAATAGAAGTTTGGGTAAAAATTGAAAATCAAGCAGCGCCTTTTATGCCTGAAGTAAATATTTATCACGTATGGCAAGGTGGATCTTATTCGGAGGACGAAGTAAATCAACACTTCGAGTTAGAAAAAACAATTCCAGGATCTTACGATTCGCTTTCTTCTTGGGATGGCACGAGGCAGGGTTACGTCCACTAAATTTTTAAAGGAAAAAGAAAGGAAAAATGAGAACTTACGGATTTTGCTATGTTCCCAATCGCGGCTATTGGGTTGGCGGGTGGGGTGGAAATGCTGAATTCACCCCTCGTATTGAGTGCGCCGGGATGTTCGCACTAGATTCTCCCTCACTCAAAAAAGCCATTAATGATTTTGATGGTAAGCTCGAAAAGCTCTCTTTTAATCAGCCAATGCAAGCACAGTACAATTAAATGCCTAAAGGTGAAAATCCCAACTCTCAGCGCAATTTAATTGCTGGGAAAAATAAAAAGCCCAATTCAAAAAAAACACTTGTGCAGCTTTCTTTGTCTGCCAGGGAGATAGCTAAAAAGTTAGGAAATGGCAGCATAACGGAAGGCATCGAGATCGCGTTGTCCGCACACGCCTTGTCGTCAGACATCGCATTCTACGAGCAATCACATTCTGATGAGCAGCTAAACAAAACGCCTTCAAGTCCTGGGATTGAAGGCGTGGAGAATAAATAAAATGTTGCTTTAAGCTTAACCACGACATCTAAAATTGTCAATAAAAAGCGCCTTTTGACGTTAAACAAAAAGCGCTTTCTTTGTGAACAAAAACTTAATCAATTGTTTTTACCCTAGCTTTAAAAAATCAATTCGTCAAGCTGAAGTTCGGGGGGAAGGAGGAAGTAGGAAGAAGGTTGAAAAGAAATATTTTCATCCTTCTTCCCTCTTAGAAGCTCTTCCTCCTTCCGTCAAGCCATTAAACTTTCTACTTTATCTTCAAGCCTCGCTATTTTCCTCTGCATAATAGCTTCAGCTTCTGTTTGCTGTACTTGCGCTGATAGTCTCCCCAAGTGCGATCGCACCTCCTCAATGGCTTTAGTATTGGAATTGATCGCACTCCTCAAGGTTTCTTCCACTGATTCTAGTCGCACAATGGCGATCGCGTGACTCTCAATAATTGCTTTATCCTTCTCTTCTTTACGAGCGATCGCGACAGCTGATGATTGACGTTTTTCGGTTTGTTGGGTAATCCAAAAGGTAAAGATTGAGAATAAGACAGATATAATACCTACTGATTCTAATGATGCTTTCCAAGTTGCAAAAGGTAAGTAAATATCAAAAATGTGCTTTGCTAGCCACATGATTACAGCAGAAAACACCAAGGTTAGAATCAGCCGAATTAAGTTTTTTTCATACTTTTTTAAAATTAGAAAAAGTCTCTTCCTCAGTTTGTGCATCTTGCTCGGATTCATATAGTAAGCTTATTTCATCAGAACCAAGGGTAATCTCATCGCCATGTTTTATGGCGGTATTATCAACTTTATGCCCGTTGCAGAATACGCCATTTGTGCTGTACTTCAGCCCCCAACCATCAATTAGTTGATACCCGATTGAATCTTGATAAAGCACACAATGCATCGCCGAAAGGCACTTAGCCCCATTGAAAATAATCAGGGTAGGGGATTCATCAAATGCGATCGCAAGTTCAGAGCATCTAAATTTCGATCTGCCGATTATATAGTTGCCTTGTAGTGCGATCGCGGCTATCTTTTCTCCCCCTTTAATTAGAGTTAATTGATGATTCTTTGATGTCACTTTCATTGGGACCGGGGAACCCATCGGGTGTAAATACGGGCGAGGTTTCGACACGCCCTACAAGAGCAGATGAAAAAACACTCATTAGGGCAGCTGTTGCGATCGCTTCGTTTTGTGTAGGCAATCTGTGTTGGTAGCTACATGCGATCGCAATCGGGGCAAGTCCGCCTAGAAGTGCGATCGCGCTACTCTGAAAGGTTTTGGTTTGGAACAAGCTACGGGCTTTACACATTATGGGAACGTCGCCTCCAAACTAACCCCTTTAATAAATGCTGTGTAGTGCAAATAATTGCCTTTATTCGCTTTCTCTCGTGGGTCTGCGTCAACTTGTCGCATGAAGCTCTCATGTTCTGCGCGGTTCGCACCCACACAACAGCCAGCACTCCACTTACCGATCGCCTCCCCAAAGGAGAAATCCTGCCCCTTCCCTACAGAGTGTTGGTTTACTCCAAAGTCATCACCATCAAAAGCAGTTTGTTTCTCTCCGCGCAAAACTGTAATATCCGCTGCCTGAACTAAAGCATATTGGTCATGATGTTTCCCGGTTGTCCAAGCCTTATATTGGGTGTTTTTCTTGATGTTCGCGCACCCGTTCTCATTGAGTGGGTTGTCCCAGTAGTATTGTCCGGGGTCACATGTCGCTAACCAGTTCCCTGTTAATTTGGGCGTAAGGAGTCCGTTATTATTATCGAATTGGAGAATGCAGCGGCGGTCATTATAAACAAACCGGTTATTGTCGTTTAGGGAACCGTCGCGGTTTACGCCCTCTAAATAGAAAATGTTACATTCGCTCTTGTTTGTGGCGATTTTAAAGCCTCGGTCGATAAAAAACATCAAGGCACGACTAGCTAGACTGCCATCAAGTTTGTATCCGTTAATTAAGCCTGATGGTGTGATATTTATCAGTTGTGATGCCGTCAAGTTACCGCATCCAGCCTCCTTCAATCCTCGGAAAGATTTAAATTTGGCTAGGGCTGCGGCTGACTTTTCACCCCACCTCCCATCGGGGTTAGAGAGGAGGTGGAAGTCGCAGAGTCGCTGCTGTAGCTGAAGTGCGAAATCTTTATCTAGTGCGATCGCATTGTCATCCAAGTAAGTCCTTTTTTGCGTCGCGATTTCGTATAATATTACGGACATGGGTGATAAAACTAACCTTCAATTCAGTAGTTTAATTATTCCCAATGGCTGAGAGAATTTAATCATTGACGGGTTAATGTCAGCCCTTGTCAATGATTGTCAATGGTGAACCGTAGTGGATAAGAATGAGGTTGCTGATTACCTGGGTTGCACACCTAGAACCGTTAATCGGTACGTGAAGCAAGGAAAGCTGAAAATTGTGTATATTAACCGCGAAGCTATATTTGACCAATCGGAAGTTGAATGGTTGAAGCGCGAACAATCGACACCCGTACATCGGTCAATCGTGGTGAACGAGGAGACTGAGAAGCAATCTCAGAAAGAAGAAATATTATTGCAGATGATGACTTACTTATTAGATGAAGTAAAAAAGTTGTCATCTGAATCAAGGCTTACACACCTTGAGGATCTGGAACGTTGTTGCGATCGCGGGTGGTTATTGCGATCGCATGAGTTAAAAGAGTTGGTTAAGTTGAAGAGGTTGCCGCGATCGCCATTTGCGATGCGTGGGTTTATATTTGATAGGCAGGGCAAATGGTGGAGTGTTAGAAAGCCATGAGGTCAGAACAACGGTTGAATCAAGTGCGATCGCTCCTACACCACAACGTCCCCCGATTTATTAGCCACATCAAGTCCCGTGGTTTAATCGAGGAAGAGTGGCGCTGGTTGCGATGCGAGGAGGAAGATGCGGATTACCCACTGCATGTAATTAACCACGCGGATAAATATCTGTTTTATCCGCGTGACGAAAAAACGTTTAATCACGGATTATTCGTCTTGGTTAAAGCGCTGGCAATCATGGCTTTCGTCCCCGAAGGCGTGAGGATTTTTGGCTTACAATTTTGCTCAGAAATTGATAATTTTGTGGTAGAAGATGGTAGCGAAAAAACCTGATTGTATTGGGCAGAAATTTGGGCGATTAACTGTAATTGACAAAAGTGGTAGATGCCCGCGATCGCACAAAGAATTATGGCAATTATTATGCGATTGTGGCAATACAGTTGTCCGTACAAGAAATTCTTTTGATCGCAAAGAAATTAAAACACCATCTTGCGGGTGCTTCAGAAAAGAAATAAATTTGGCGATGACTGCCAGCAGACGAAAATCCGACTGTACCGGGCAGAAGTTTGGACGATTAACAGTATTAGGAATGGGCGATCGCATTCCAGACAGAGATAGTTATCGGCAATTGTGGAAACTGCAATGTGACTGCGGGAAACTTATTCAAATCCCTAGAAATAGCTTTGAAGATAAGGGGCAAATATCTTGTGGTTGTGCGCGAAAACTAGGATTAATTGATAACAATCGTCATCCTTTTGATATTACTGGTTGGAAGTTTGGGACGCTGACTGCGATCGCATTAACTGGCAAAAAAGATAACTACAAAAAACCAACTTGGAAGATGCAGTGCGATTGTGGTAGCAGATGCGAAAAATCACTTTCTCAAATTAGAACGCATGAATATTACGGTATCCGCATCAATTGCGGCGATCGCACTCAACACCCAGAACGATATCTAGAATATCCTCCCACGCCTAACCCATACCCCCAAGAAGCCGGGGAACTGCTTATAAAATATCTACCCTTAACCGAACTTAACTATCCCCAAATTGATACTGCTGTGGAGGATGAGAAGCGCGATCGCCTGTTACGGGCTGCTTGGATTTTGACTTACAGGCGATCGCAAGGAGAAGAAATTTCTGATTTGTACGAAGCTCGAATTATCCGTAAAAATCTGCGCTACTGTTCAATTGACGTATTTTGGAAGCGCAAGCTTGAAACAAACGGAGGATTTTTGTATGATGCTTGTGGCAATCTTCATACAATAGGTGACGTGATGACCGACTCAATATCACTTGACTACCCAGTAATTGAGACACGGGGGATTATCTGTATGTCTGTTTGTCCGCCGAAAAGATTAAAATTTCGTCGTTGTTGAGTGCGGCTTTTTGTATTTGGGTTTATCTCGGATGCCGTACATAACTTGATTTCCACGGGGGGAAGATCGGCGCAGTTAAAACGTTGTAGTTTTTTGTAGTGTTGTAGCCAATTTAGGTAAAATAGCGACTCGTTCCAAACCCGTTTCAAGTCGTCAAACCATTGTTGGGGAATGGTGGTTGGGATTAAAAATTCAGTAGTTAAAATGGCGGATGGCATGGTTGGAAGAGTGCGATCGCTACACCTCTAATCACGCTCTTCATTGTACTCATAAGGTGGGGATAGGGAGCGGACGATGACGAAAACATCTCCGACCAACATCAACCGTCAGGTTGATTAGGGAGTGGGATGATTGAGGAATCGTCAATCTTGTAACTAGGCAATTTGTCAATGTAATCTTCAATCATTTGAGTCACTGTTTTTTCTTTCAAAGTGGCATAGGTTTTTAGTTTGTTGAAACGCTTTCCTGATATACGGATATGTACTTCCTTTGTTTTCATGAATATGTCTATATTGTGGACATATTTATGGTAATATATAAATGGTTGTTGACCTACCCACTCGACTCATATAACATCCCAGGAGTTAATATGACAAGCCAAAAAGAACCTGTTCTTAAAGTGATTGCTTCTGCAAGTACCTTATACCTTCCTTCTGGTGGTAGTTATACTGGAAGGATTAATGTTGAAATTCCAGAAGATACTTGCAAGGATATTACTGCCTTTGTTTCAGAAATTAAAAAACAGAAAACAATTAACTGATTTCATACCCAACTAAATAAAAGTACAATGCTTTTTCTGAAAGTGCTTTTATTGTTTCATAGCCAACATTATTAAAGCTAGTATACTGGCTCCAGGAAGTAGCATTAGTATCGTATTGATAAACGTAAGCTTCCCACATAGCAGGCTGCAATTCGGTTTCCGCAATATAGAAACATCTGATTCTCCAATTCCCCATCTCTAATTGCCAATAATCAGGATTGATATTAGGAGGGTCAACTATAGATGTGTCGCCAATAATAAGCTGCCATGTAAGATTCATGATTTTTTTAATTTAAATTATTCTGATTATACAAAATAACCCGAAGCGAAGCGAAACTTGGTCAGTCGGGGGAGTGTCAAACAAAATTTAAGTACAACGTAGTTTGCCCCGGTATTTCTAACCCAGGTGCGATCGCGCCCCCGCCAGATGATAGCAATGTCGCGGAGCTATAAAAGCCCCCATGTCCATCTGTGCCAATAAAAACTTTATTATATTCAATTTGAGAAGCTGAAATGTGTGTAATGGGTTGAAATATGCCCACTGAATTTACGTTAAAACTGCTACTTGGATCTGAGTCTAATTTTGCATCCCAAGTAATACCTAAGTCATTTGATTCGTATAAAGATTCAGTTCCAGAAATCTTTCCGTACATATATAAAGTAGGGTTACTACTTCCGGTTTTAGCCATGCCAAAACAAATAGCCTTAGCATTCTGCACTGCTGTAATTTGTGTAAAACTTACCCCATTATTTGTTGAGTAATAAAGTCCGGTATCGAAACAACTTAAAAATAAATATCCAGAAATAGATTTTAAATTATAAAACTTTGTTCCGTCGTAACTCTTAGGTGTGCCAGCATTAACTGTTGTGACTGCGATCGCACCAGCGTTGTAATCTAATCTATATAAATTACCATAGTTTCCACTACTTAAGTCGTCGTTAGTTAACCAAAATCTATTTCCGTTACTAGCATCAGCAACTAGCGGCGCACCAACATAATAAATTCCAGTTGGTACGCAAGATTCTAAAGCGATCGCACTCCAACTAGCGCCACCATTATCAGAGAAATATGGAGCGTATCCCCGACATGTTGCAACCCATAAGTTGGGATTAGTGGAAGAAATTGCAATACGAGAAGGCAGATTTAAACCCGTATATTTATTCCAAGTACTACCATCTTTAGTTGCAACCACATCACTAGTATTTGCATAATCACTTCCCACTACTGCAATAGTTGTTGGAGTTGCTGCACAATAAGCAATACTTAATCCACTTGGATATTTAGGTGATGCATTTCCACCTCCGCCTAACTTTGTAGTAGGTGGTTTAGCTAATCCTAAGTCATGTTTAAACGCATATATATCATACCACCCACTATAGAAATCACTGCCAACAAAACAAGATGCGTATGCTACTGTATTTTCAATTCCTTTTGCATAATTTATCCAAGTAGAATTAACTGTAGAGTATGCAGTGTTCTTCCAGACATAATAAAAATCTCCCGCCCAAACACTGTTTGTGGTAACTTTATCGTAAGCAAAACAACCAATCCCATAGCCTACTGGATATGGAATATTATCTTGATAGCTTACTGCATTGGCATAGCTATTTCCAATATTATAGGTATTCCAGGTAGTCCCGCCATTAGAACTTTTGCGCCAATAGCTGTCATAATGATATCCGGCTGTAATTTCTCCAGTAAAGCTTGAAATATCTAGCCAAGCAATATCTAAACTTAGTTTATTAGTCCAAGAACTGCCGATGTAAACACTGACTCCTGCATACCCAGAAGTGTCTGCTGGTAACTCTCCACTTCCAGAAACAATTGCAGCACTGTATAAATTAGAGTTATAACAAACAAGTCTGTAAACATATTTAGCACCTCCAATAAAAGTCCAAGTTGCACCATAATCCGTAGACTTACTAACTCCATTTCCAAATACTGCACAGTAACAAGTCCCTGAATTTGCGATATCAAATACTATACTTGTTTGTCCGTTATTTAAGTTAAGGGAACTTATAGTTTGACTTGGTGCAAGATTAGTTAAAGTAATTTGATTCCAACTAGTTCCCCCGTCAGTGCTGCGATAAATTCCTTTTCCAGCGCTACTAGAATCGCTGTAAGTGCCAACCAAAATAATGTTAGGTAGCGTCGGACATATTGCAATTCTTTCACCCGCTAATCTTCTTTGATTCTCGTTAGCACCAAATAGAAGAGAAGGGAACGAAGTTATTTTGGTTAGCGTAACTCCATTATCTGTACTTTTATAAATACTTCCTGCTGTAGCATTACTTCCAGTAAGATACTTTCCACACATAATAAAGAAAGTATTGTTATCGGTTGGATGCCATGCAAAACTAGCACCTCCCCAATTATTATCTTGCCCTTGAGAAAAGTTCCCTATTAATTGCCACTTGCCATTTAAAAGAGAATAAAATCCAGCAACGTCACATCGGGCAATAATTTTATTAGCTACAGTGGGGTGAGGATAAGTTCCTTGAAAGAACCCTCCACCATCCATTCGTAATTGATTCCAGTATAAATAAGTCATACTGTTTGAGCATTGAAATTTGCAACTAAATTAGTAGTAGAAATCATATTTCTTCTTCCACTAAATTGCAGCCAAGTTCCTTGTACTGGGATAATAATCGGAGTAGTTATTGTAGCAATTGCATCTGCACTAATTGTCCAATATTTAATTGCTTGAGTAATTCCAATCAATCCCCCGCTTGGAGTTCCTTCTATTTCTTTTGTTACGTAAGTCCTTGTAGAAGGAGTTGCATCCGCACTCCAGGCAAAGCGCAAATCTAAGTTAGTACCAGTAATACTTGCTGCGGTTGTAATCGCTGGAATTAATTTAATAAATTGAATATTATGTAATTCTATTTCATAATCACCATTTACCCAAGTGTTAACAGCAATGCTACTAGGGATAGTTAGACTTAAGGCAGAATATATAGCAGCACTCCAATCTGCTGGCTTAATATTTGCTGTCCCTATAACTGCTGTTCCTGCCCTAAGTCCAACTGTTAATAAATCAGTTGGATCTTGTCTTATGTTTACAGTTCCTGTTGCGATCGCATTTAAAGTAGTTGGTTGTTGCGTTATTGAACTACCACTCATAATAATTTATCCTTATTAATAAAAGTATAAAATTGCATATCCATCCCCACCTTTTCCACCAATGCCAGGGGAGAAGCCATTTGGACAAGCACCACCACCGCCACCGCCACCACCTTTATTTCCGTTGCCTCCGTTACCGCCGCCAGCAACGCTGCTACCACCTCCACCACCTCCACCATTGCCGGGATAAGAAAAGTAAGTATCTGCTGTATCGGATGCACCCGTTCCGCCAGTAGTGCTACTAGAAGCTGCGCCTGCGGCAACAGTAATTGTGATGCTTGTGCCAAATTTGACTCTTGCACCTATACCGCCGTTACCTCCACTACGGGCAACATTAGAGCTATCAACGCCACCGCCGCCACTACCACCACCTGCGCCTAAAGTAGCACCAGTTCCCGCAGCAGATGCCGCACTAGGGCTGCTGCTAGTGCCGCCTCCTCCTGGAAATAAAGCTGGGGAACTTCCAGCAGTACCACCAGAACTAGTACTAGCAGTACCACCTGCCCCAGCATTACCGCCTGCTGCTGATAGCATCTGAGCTGAATCCGCAGTTCTTATTACTTGTGTGATGCCTCCATTGGTTCCAGTAACTCCGTTGGTATCATCTGTTGTAGGTGAAGGTGCGATCGCGCCACCCGCACCCACAGTAATTGTTATTTGTGTGCTAACAGCTAAAATATCTGCAATCAAAAAAGTAGCTTCAGAACTTCCAGCACCGCCACCGCCACCGCCACCATATCTAGTAGAAGCAGCAGCACCCCTTCTTCCGCTCGCCCCACTGCCTCCAGCGCCACAAAGAAAAATCCGAACAAAGGTATAGTTTGTAGGTAGTGTTAAAACGTAAGTTCCAGGCGTTGAATAAATAGTAATGGAAGCACTACCAGTGGTAGTTGTTGAATAAGCGCCGCTCATAATAATTTATCAATAAAGTTATAAAATAATTAGGCATATCTAATGCTTACCGCTACATCTGTTGCTGTTGCAGCAGTATAAGTTAGAGCAGTTGTAGAAATTCCAAAGCTAATTCCAGTTGTAAAATTAATTCCTTCTCCACCTAAAACATCTTGCCCAACTAACAGCAATCCATTATTGGCTGGAATTGGAAAAGGTGGAATCTTCGGTACTGCTCCTGCCGTTGGTGCAGCGGTACTATCAAATAGTTGAAGAAATCTTAATCCGGTGCTTACGTTTATGCAATCTAAGGCATAAACATTTCCCGCAGAAGCTTTAAGATTTCCACTAACAGCAGTACCCATTGAAATATATAAAGTACTACTACTCCCCGCAGGCATTAAGCGCTGCTGAATTGTACTTAAGGAAGTATTTCCAGTGGTTTGTAAAGTGCTAGTTGCAGCTAATGTAGGGAGAGGTAAGCTACTTGCAGAAATAGATTGTGTGAAATTACTTCCATCTATAAATAATCCATTATTACTACTTTTAATTCGTGTATACAAACTAGTTGTAGTATTGTAAGCGTAAGTAATATTTCCAATAGTAGGAGATGAGCTTGGGGCTATAGTATCCCCTAAAGATATAGCTGCTGGCAATTCCGTATCAACAACGGCTGAAGTAAGTGTAACGTTTTGAGCCGTATTAAAAGCTACTGTTTGAATCGGCAGTATAGCTGGTGCGTTGTTAGTAGCTTGCCCAGTAGCAACAACAGTACCAGAAGTATACGAAACTATGCGAAGTTTAAAATATTTGCCTTGCTTGGGAACAGCGTAAATCGCAGCAGTAGAAAGGTTGAGAATAGTTACGCCACTAGTGTTGTAAAAGTAACAAGCTTGGAAATTAACGTTATCGTAAGAGAACTGAACTTGGATATTTGCAACCCAAGTTCCAGTTAGCTGAAAGCAAACCCAACTGTAATCAGAAATATCTGTAGAGGCAATTACATCAGTATTGATTGCTGAAGCCGAACCAGATAAATCTAAAGTTGCGCCAACAGTATTTGCTTTAATGCGATCGCCACTCACAGCACTTGGAAGTTTTGCTGTAACAGAATCATAAAAAGTTTGTTGTTGAGATGCCACACTGATAGGCGCTACAGTTTTGATATGCTCTGCTGTATCATTACTCAGGAATAAAGTTCCTGATGTAGTGCCAGAGATATAGCTAATAAGCCTTGCTCTGAAATATTTTCCTTGTCTGGGAAAGCAGTATATGCCATTTCCAGTTATAAGAAATGGCGTGGTAGCACCTAATCCAATTTGTGAAGCTGTCCCTGTTTGCCAGTTACTATTATCATTAGAAAATTGAATATATACTGTTGCAACCCAAATTCCGGTAAGCTGTAGAATTAAACTGCTGTAATTACTAATATCTGTACTAGCGATCACGTCTCCGTTCAAGCTATTTGCAGAACCTGTAACGATTAAACTATCAGCAATAGATGTAATTGGCAACCTACTATTAATAGATGTCGGAATTTTAGTATCAATACTGCCTAATGAAGTATTGCCCGTAGCTTGCAAAGTCGATGTTGCAGCTAATGTTGGCAAACTAATAGTTCCCGAAATGTTATTAACATTCCAAGTACCAGATTGAGTACTAGCAAATGAAGTATTAGTTATACTTCCAATTGCGTTTGCTCCTGTTGCTAAAGCTGGCAAGCTTGATACTTGTATAGAGCTATTACTAAAAGTTACATTTTGAGTAGAAGGAAAGTTGCTGACACTTATACTGCTTAAAGGCGTAAGACTTGTAATTTGTGCAGCCGGTAAAACTACGGGTATAGATGCAGCGGGTAACGCTTGCCCTTGAATAGGAAATTTAGTATCAATTGAAGTAAGCTTCGTTATCTCAATAGTTTGATTATCAGCGCTGGCATCACCACCACCGCTGCCACCGCCGCCACTACCAACTATCTCCTTTTGCGCGATCGCCAGCTTCGCCTCATCGTCTCCGTAAATTGTTCTGTAACCAGCTTTTTGATACTCTGGAGGAATTGTCATATTTTTATATAAGTGTATTTTGCGTTAAAAGTTTTACCAGCGTCGGCAGCATTGAATGTCACAATCCCGTTGGAATTGATCGCAACTTCATTCGGTGCAGGCGGTTCCCCATTTACATATACTGCTGCAACCAATATTGACATAATCTTGAATTCATGCAGTTGGGGTGTGTCGGTTTCTATTCGGAGAAATAGCGGTAGGCTTGCTGCACTCAGTGTAAGGGTGTAAGGGGCAGCGCTGGGGATGGTGGCACTAGAAACAGCATCAAAAATAACTTCGCGGGTGTACCACTGGGAAATGTAGCTATCAATTGATGTCGCGTTGTCTTTCAATAGCCCGTAGTTAACCCCTTGGGTAAATTCGTCTGTTATTACGAATTGTTGTGCCGTATCCCCATCTTGGAATCGAATAGTTAAACCATTAAGAATTGTGTCTGCTGTGATGTGGGTTGTTTTGCTTCCGGGGTTATCTTTTACCCAGTTAGTGCCATTCCATCCGTAATCAAGCCATTTAAATGCAGAATCATTAAATGCTTGTCTTAATACTTTTCCAAATAGGGTTATCCCGGTATCTAAATATATGGCATAAATAGTATTGGCAATGTTGGGATAATCAATATCATTGCCGGAATCGTCCGCGTCTTGCAATGCGTTGAAAGTGTAAATTAGTTTTTGGTAAAAACAGACTTTTTGATAATATGAATAACTGTAAAGTGAGTGAATGAAAGTTTTGCCTAGTCCGTTATATCTGTTAATTTCTACCGAGTTGTCGCCAAAATGGATGCGTGATAAATTAGCATCGTTTGTATTTGCAAAAAACCAAACACCACCACTATCGGAACAGTCTAAAGCCGCGCAGTATTTGGGGATATCTCCGGCGTAACCCGTGGTGGCAGTAGTAGATGTAAAATCGTACCAAACAACTTTGTTTGCGCTACCGTCCTCAATTACAATAGCAATATTATCATTGACATTTTCTGAATCTGCCTTGAGGAATTGAACTTTATTCCAGTTGCCATCTGTTATCCCAGAATAAGTAAAAGTTACGGGAACTGCCCAATTGCTACTAGTAAATAGTCCTCCTTGAAGTAGTGCGATCGCGACGTCATTTCTCCCCACATCGACACCGTAGCAAGGAGTAGGCACAGTTAAAGTAACAGTATTTGCAGTAACATTAATTGTCCATAATCCCGTTTGACGACAACCAACGTAAATTTTATTATTAGTTGAATCAACTGCTATCTGCCTAATTTGGGTTGCATTTAGGGGTGGGGTTGTGGAGGTTTCCCAGTTGGTGCGATCGCCATTAAAAGTATTAAGCAAAGTAACGCCGTTATCGTCGTACTGCACAATTTGGGTGTTGCTGTAACGGTGCTTATCAAAGTTTTCTTCCCTCCATCCATGTACATTTTCTGCGGGTTGCAATGCCGTTTGGATGAAGGGGCAGCTAGTATCTTGGGAATTGAAAGAGTTGCCAATAAACCCTAAATGCTTCAACATCGAAAACTTGTAAGTGGCAACCCCAGTGGCACCGCTGCCAGCAATTATGACTTTGTAAAGTTCTGGGAAACTCCCGTTCCAAGTCCCTCCTAAATAAATCTTGCCCCCGCTAGCAGCTGCGAAAGTGGGGTCAAAAAATGGCTTGTTTGCCGCTTCTGAATGCCAAAAACCCGTTTGAAATGGTTCCCCCACATAGCTAAATTTGGAGTAAGCGTAAGCCGAAAAGCCGTCGTTACTGACTCCTTGGGACATTAAGTTGAAAATCTGCCCTATGGATTCATCCCTAGTCAATGCAAGCAAATATTTCCATTTATAATGGCTGTCAATTCTTATCCCTGACGTCCAAAATGGTTGTTCTTCGATATTCGCAGAAGGCGATCGCGCTACCCTTTTTCCACTTGGGGAAAGGATCGCATAAATTGACTGTGGAGGGGTAAACAAGGATGCATACAGCCACGATATTCTGAATCCGAGATTGTCGCTTGGGGATGGGTTAAAGCACTCTCTGCCGAAGTCGTAACGGGCTAATTTTTCATTAATAAACTTCTGCCCACCACTACTTAAAAATTGGATGCGGTATTGAATATCCAAATATTCAAACTCTCCTTGGGTACAGGGGAGTGTCAGCAATAAGTAAGCGGATGCCGTTGTTGTTTCGTTTGGGGCGTCATTGTTTGAACTTAGGGTAGTTAACGCAACCGTGTAAAATGTTCGCGCTAACCCGATAAAATCAATTCTATTTTTGATAATGCCGTAAGGGGGTTCTACGGATTCAATCCAAATAGGAGATGTGATACTACTTGGTACATACCCGGTGGCAATAATGTCAGCTACTGTCGCATTCCCGTAACTTGGGGAATCAGTTTGTGAGGAGATAGAAATCTTCTTACTGCCAAAATAATTATTAGGAACATCCCAGCTTAACAATTCTAATAAGGTATTATCTGGGATTAAATTCTCTTGGGTAATTGTTGTAACTTCACCCGTGATAAAGTTAGTTTTTACTATTTCTATTTCTCCTTTGATAATGAAGTTCGTAGGAAGGAGGAAGGAGGAAGAAGGATGATTTCTTTCTCCTTCACTCAACCTTCTTCCCTCTTCCCTCTTCCCTCTTCCTTCCGTGTTAGCCAATTATTACGCCTCCTAAATCAACTTTGGTAATTTTATTTTCGATAAAAGTATAAGATAATTGGGCGTTGTAGCTATCTTCTAATATTTGTCTATTTGCTGATAATTCGACTTGAGAATAAGTATTCTCTACATAACTGAATGATGGTGTGGAGCTACAAGAATCTTCATAGAGTAGCGTCGTCACCTTCAAATCTATTTTAGAGGAAACTGATTCCACGGCAGAAAAAGCAAACCCGCGAATAGAATCATCCCCGAAGATGTTTTTAATAAAGCTGGTTTCACTATAGGGGAAATAGATTAAATCACTACGTTTTAATATTTGCTTTTCTCGATATTCAAAAGTTGTTTCAATTCTGTAATGTATATTTGGTTGAATTTCAACTAGTCGATTTTCTTCCTTGCTTAGAGTCGCCAACGCCACATACTCACCCGTAGTATTTTGCAGCAATTTATAACTGACAACATAGCCGCGATCGCACTCAGGATTTAACCAAGTTAGGGAAAGCGAACGAGAGTCATATACATACACTGATTGATACGACGTGGGGGCAAGGTACGGGAGAGGAGAATAACATCTTGGCTGCACTTCCCCAACTTCTGAAAACGTAGTTCCCGAATAATTGCTAGTGGGGGAAGTGTAAATTAATAGCGTATCTGTGACGGTTGCATCTGCCTCCGCGTCCCCCTTAATTAAGATTGGGGGATCTAAGTCAGAAGGAGCGCCAGTGATGCTGATATAGGGGTTTAAGCTGCCATCCCCACTCTTCGGGAAAATTATAGCTGTGCGTCCTTGCAGTTGTTCCCAAAGGATAAATTCTGCGTCTGTATCTATTTCGGTAAAATCCTTGAGTTGGAAGGGACGCGGGCAGATAATTGTTAAAATTGGGTTGACGAAAGTTAGAGTTGTTGCGCCTCCTGTTACCGCAACTTCCCAGTATCCAGTAGGGGAACCAGATGAACAAAACGAGTAAATAATTGTGTTGCCGCGTTTTTCAACATTTGCGGGGATTAAGTAAAGCGATCGCTCGTACCTTGCCGAAATTGATAAATAGTTCTTTTCTTGAACTGGATCATATTGAATAATCTCCCCTGGCTGTCTCCCCTTTTTATTTAATAAACTAGGTACATCGTTTATATGGAGGTTGTCACATGGGTCTTTTGGGTATAAAGTTTTATTGGGACGTAAGTAGAAAGAAGTGCGATCGCCTGGTCGCAATTGTTCCAGTTTTTGAACCTTGGGAATTTGCGACTTCTTAAAGTTAAAATCATCGTTATTACTTGAACCGATACCAGATCGTCTAGGCATGTATGGAACCAATAAGATTAACACTGGGATATGATTACGCTGAATCAATGAGAGAAGTTGACCGTTATAGCAGAATTGATCGATATCAGATTTTGGTTAACTTTCTTAGTAAGGATATTAAAATAACAACGAAAACTGAAAGCACCAAGGACGAGCGCTACTATCATATTCCTAAGTCTGGATGGGATTATTTTAAATCTTTGCTACCTTCAAATTTACAATTTGGTTGGTTGAAACCTGAGTATGGGGCGCAAGCGATCGCAATCAAACACGAGCATAGTACTATCAATCATTATCATGTTTATCCATTGCCTTTAGATGTTAATAGAGTTTCTTGGATGGAACCAAGTTATGGGGAATGGTGCAGAATAGCCGTTTACGGTAATACTCCAGACAAGCTAGCAGAGAGTATTTATAATGTTATTGAAATATTTAAAAGCAATAATTTACCCCCTCGTCGATTAGTTGTAACGCAAAGAGATTACATTAAATTAAAGCAAAAACTTTTCTCTACCCCCTATTTTATTTCTGGAACATCAACAATAGAAGAATATTACGGGTTAAAAGTTGATGTTAGTCAAAACACTATAGTTAGCTTTATAGAACTTTGATATGTTAACTAACTCAATTCCTATTGCCGCTCAAAAATTATTAAAAGCAATTGAAGATTGTACCGAAGTTACAGTGTGGACAACTGACGAAGATGGCGCACCAGCCACGTATTTACACCCCAAAGGTAGGATTGTATTCAATGGATTAATCAAGCCGGATGACCCTCGTCCTGGTGGCGGAAAATGGGTTGGTGAATCGCCAATGTATTTGATAGTTTATCATCATCCATTAAATGCTGAAGGCAATTGTGATGCTCATTGGTTTGCTGTTGATGTTTTAGAAGTTGCAGCCGAACAAGTAGTTGAACAGAAACTACTGGAATAGTGCGATCGCATCATAAGTTAGGCGGTTTATAGCATTTTAACCAAACAGGCTTTTTCTAGTTAAACCAAATAAATTTCCGCTCTTGCCAATCCCAAAAAGAGCATAGCGGGTTACTCCTAATAGCCGCGTATCGGTTTGATACACGGGAACTATTACAACTTGGGGGCTTGAATTATTGGACATCAAACTCTGCTAATTGACAACTCATTGCACGGGCGATCGCAGCAACTTCTAAAAACTTTGGCGATGCTTGTCGGTTTTCAATTTGACTTATTTTTTGCTGAGAGAATCTAGCAAGTTTAAAGGCATTCGCATAATCAGCTAACTCTTTCTGACTCCATCCTAGACGGCATCTATGAATATAAATATTGTAAGCAACTCGACCGCTAGGGGAGTCTTCCCCAAAAATTTCTTCCTCTTCTGGTAATGGGAATTCTACTGGTTTGCGAATATTTACTGAAGCCATAATATTGTTAACCATGCATTAGCGTGAAATACATCATTTCAGTGTAAATGAGCAAGAAAATAAATTTACTGAATACTCTATACTTTATAGTTAGCGTACACTTAATTCCACTTAGTTAATTGGCTTTAGAAACCCAAATCAAAGCAATTTTAGATCGCGATGGCACTTCAGGCAGCCAGAGTACTGTAGTAGCTTTGCATTGCGCTCAAATGCGGGAATGGGGGGTAAGAGGCGGAAATGTAGAAATGCGCCCCCTTCAGGATGAGAGCGGGGCAAGGATGAAGCTTTTTACTAGGCTTTGGCAACACAATTCTTTACAACATAGACTTGACTTTATTATGGATTCCTTCGTTAGTCGGGGTGAAGTTCTATGGTATTTCACGCCAGACAATGAAAACTTGGGAATGTACCAAATTGAATTTTTCACGGGTGGACTGAATCACCCAGACCCCCAATTTAAGATTTATTACAAGTTGGGTGGGCGAGAAATTGAAAAAGTATTTGTTAGATATTCTTACGAAAACGAAACACCGGGAACGCTGATTAAACAGCAACGGTGGGTAAAGATTATTATTACGGCTGATTGGATAAATCAGTCAGAATCGTTAATTAAGCCACAATTCGATGCATCATTTAATGGGGGGAGTTTTGCTACATATAGCCCCCAAGGAGACAGCGAATTTGCTTGGATGGAGCGATCGCAGAAATATGAGAATCCTTTCAAGCCACATCTGCCAATTGTTTTAAGCAAGAATAATTCCCGGCAACTGGGGCAACAAGGCAGCGATGATTTTTACTTGCACCAAGGATTGATTGAGACACACGAGGTCTTGGTAGAAAAGGCACACAAGAATTTGCGGATGTTCAGTAACCCCATCCTCATTACTACCCGCAGTGCTAACGAAGTAATGCAGCAAGCATCGGGGTGGAGTAATACTTGGGCAAGTGCTAATCGTTATGTTGATTTAGGAGGGGGAAATTACTCTGGTTCGACTAATCCAGTTGATGTGCCTAGCTGGGGAATGCAGCGATCGCCACAGGGAATGTGGCAAGCGAACACTTCCGAAGGGAGTTTAGATACAATTTTTGGCAATGTGGGGGATGGGGAACGGTTTGCTTTTATTCAAGCTGATCCAGTTTCTGGCGACCAAAACTTGTGGATACGACAACTTCGGGAATTAATTCACTGGATATTAGGAGGAGTAGATCCACTTTCGGGCATTTCCGCCGGTGCCACTTTTGGGGAGGTGAAAACGCTTTTTGGGAGGGTGCAAAATACCGCAGATAAAAAAGCTGAGGCTTTGTATGGGCATACGGGACTCGCTAAAGTTTTTGAGCGGATATTAGAAAGGGAAGAAAGGATATTTAAATCCTGGTTGTTCGCTACTTTAAAAACTAATTATGCCCGTGAATTTGCGGCTTTAACTTCTCTCGACCAGTTGACTGACGATATCTCTCAGGCATTGTGGCAGATGAAGAAAGAACGTAAATTACCGCTGCCTGATACGAATATCGGAATTGTACCGGGTGGCGATCGCACTGTAATTTGGCGTTTTACTCGTGAAGTGTTTAATAATACGACGCGGGAACAGCTTGACCTAAGTATAAGCGCCAGAAACGAGAGAGAGGACGGGTTAAGTCAAGAGTGGGTACTGAGGAAACAGTATCCAAACATGACCGACCAAGAAATCAAGAATGCCATGTCTGGTTTCTCTCCTCGCGTTGTTCAAAATGCGGCAGCAGGTTTACAAATATTAATGCAACTTTTCTCCCAGTTTATGCAGATACCCGACCCCAAGAATCCCAAGGCACCGTGGGGGGTTTCTCTGGGATTGCCTGCATTAGTTGAGCAAGCAATGTTGACTTTAAATAAGGAGATATCTTACGGAAGACCAGTTTACGAACCCGCCAACTCAGAACCACTAGCATTAGCCGATATTATTTCTCAATTAAATCCAGGAGCAATAACAACCGAAAATGAACAACTTATTTCAAGGAACATCCCCACAAGCCCCGTTCTCACCAGCATGGGGCTACCCTCAAGCATCTTCGATGCAGCCGCAGGGAGATTTTATAGATCAGGCTACGAGAATCCTGAACTTCGCGGAGGCATTGCGGGGGAAGGAGGCAGCAAAGGGGCAACCGCAACAGGAGGCGGCGGCTACCCCCTCTCAGTATTCGGTGGAGAACTTCGCACCTCAAACGGCGCAAACGATAGCCGAACAGGAACGGCGGTTGGCAGCGTTGGCGACATCGACCCCAGCCTCCTTGCCTTATACGCAGACCAACTTCGATCCCTCCTCCGCGATCGCTAGTTTGCAGCAACAAGTGGCGACACTAGCGGCAGGGTTTGCGGCGGCAATAGATGAAAATACTAAGTCGTATCAACTAATTAATACTTTGATGCCTTTTGTAGAAACATCAGTTTTATTGAATCAGCATGTTGATGCGGCGGAAGATGCGGTTGCTGCTTTGGTGCCTTTTGTTCAGATTAACGCGATGCTGAATCAAGAGATTGAGTGGATGGATAAAACAATCAATACCTTGTTACCATTTGTGGAAATATCGCAAATTTGGGCAGGGGATGCGATCGCGCACGAAAGGACGCTTGACTATATCTGTACTCAATTCTGTGACCCAGAATTCTTGATTTATTGGTCATTCCTAGCATGGAAAAAGGCAATTAAGGCTGATGGGCAACCCGCTTTAGAATGGATTAAGGATGAATTTAACGAGTTGATAAACGCTTACGAGCAAGAGTACATGCGAGTAAACGGGGGTCATTCCCAGATTTGGTTCTCTCAGTTGCAAAATAAAACCCCTATTAGTGGGACTCCCGACAGCCAAAGCTTTTACACGCCAGCGACCACCTTAATAAATCCTAGCTCCCAAGTTCCGCCAATGCCCGCCATCCCTGGCGCTAGTATGGGCGGAACTCCGATGGATCAATTGAGGCAGCGGATTGAAGCGCAGAAGTCGGGAAATCCCAACTTAGGGCAGGATTTGCAAAGAGCGCACGTCATGCAAAGACAGCAGATGATGCCTACTCAGGAGGTTTGGTAGATGGATATAATGTTACCGCTATTGTTGGCAGCTGCACCCGCCGCTGTAACCGGGCTTGCCGTAGGAGCTGCTAAGGCGTTCGGGAATGTTATTGGAAAAGGTGCAGGAGACGCGACGGTTGGTGGCATAACTGGGGTTGTTCAAAATGTTCAACGGTGGGGAGGGCAGTCTCAACCGGGACAAACCCAAGGTGGGCAACCCATGAGTAATGGGAGTGGGCAGCAGCGGGTAGTTTTGATGACTCAGAATGGTCCCGTTTATTAGAGGTAAAAAATGAGTATTCCTGATGCTATCGGGGCTGTTGGTCGCAGTGTTCAAGCTGCTGCCGGCAGTTTCATGGGTGGCAATAATTCCGCTGATCTAAATTCCCGGAATGGACAAGATCCAACCCGCGACAAAGACGGTAATCCAAAGCTAACTATAGGCTCTCTTAGGCAGTGGGCGGCTAAGAAAAATATAACTCTCAGCGCCCAGGATGAAACCGAGCTAATGCAAAATAACGCGAATGACGCGGCTCAACGTCAAGCGGATTTGCAACTAGATACATTGCAGCGAGTAGCACCACTCAATAATGAAATCGCTAACGCAAATACCCAAAGAAACATGGTTGTAAGTGCCCAAAAATACAACGCCGACAATGTTGCTAACCAACTGAATAATTTACAAGCTGCTAGGGCAACCAATGCGGCTGCAATCAGCAACGCCATAAATGCTAGTACGTCACTATTTAAGTAATCGTTGAACGCTAAATAATTAAGGAAGAAAAACATGTTTCCACTACAAAATCCCATGAATGGTCAAACTTCAAACGCTATGACAGCGGGAATGATGGCTGGCAATAATGCCGGAGGGCAATTAAGCGCTACCCAAACTTACAATATGCTCAAACAGCAAGGTGTTACGTTATCACCTCAGCAAGAAACGGCATTACAACAGCAGATGGCGAATGAGGCTGCCCAATCCCAGATAAATCAAAGCGGTATGGTACAGGGGATGACGGCTGGATTAGGCAATGCCGCTGCTAATGTCAACACCCAACGGGCTATGGTTTTAAATGCCCAAGCGAATGCAGCCCAAAATGCTGCAAACCAACTTCAAGCATTAAGTAATGCACGTAGTACAAACGCCAACCAAATCGGGCAAGCAATGCAAACGACTGCCGGAATGTTTAGATAATTTTTTCTCTTGTTGATTGAGTGCGATCGCATGAATCGAAGTGCGTTAGCGTAGCCGCGTGCCTCTCGTTCGCCCTTGGCGTCTCCGACAGGAGAAGAGAAGCTTTGTCGCCTCCGCAGATCGGACGCAAGCGCGAACGACATCGCTTTTCTTGAGTTGTTGCGTATTGTTAAGACCAATTGGTCTTAACAAATCTTTACCGTAAGGATGGATCAATGCGATCGCATCTCAATTAATGCGATGCCGAGTACGGCAACGCTTCGCGAACGCGCTACCTCAATTAATAATTATTAGCTGCCCAAATTGAAAATAATTTTGGGTAGTTTTTTATTTTTTTAATGTATTTAACTTTGCATAAATGTAAAAAACACAAATACGAGTAAACGCCCTAAAAACGTATTTTATAATGACAACGAATACCTCATCTTTTGAACGAAGGAAGAGGGAAGAAGGATGAAAAATCTCTATTTATTTCTTTCCTTTTCAACCTTCTTCCTTCTTCCCACGAACTCCTTCCTTTATTAAAAAAAAGACGTAGAAGCAAAGTATGCATTGCGCTCCCACGTCTTGAAAGCTATTACCCAGAAGTCCATCAATCTGGGAATACTTTGTCTAATACTTTAGCACTTACGGACTATCCTTACGTCCTTTCAGAGATGCTGTACCGTCCTACTGCTGCGACAATTTCGCGGTGGGCAGTGCAGCCAGATTTCTTAGCAGACCCCAGGATGCGCCCTGGACAAGTCTACATGGCAGACCGTTTCGGCTATTTGCCAGATACGGGAGACATGGATCTAGAAAGTCGCACTCGTAGCGAAGTTGAGATACTGGGAACCGCCAACACTCGCCAAATTCCTAAGTCAAAAATACCGATTATTTTACGAGAAATAACGGGACCAGGTGGGGGAGATCCAAACAATCCAGCGCTACCCGGAAACTTCCGTTTCTCAATTCCGGCAATGCAGTATCAACAGAGACTCATCTGGGATATGGGCTACGCTGAACCATTAGTGCAACCGCAATTTCATGCGAGTGTAGGGGCAACAACACTATTACAAGATTTCCGGTTAACCACGGATAGATTTTATCTCAATGCCCTAGATTCTTCTACTAACAAATACAATCCTGGTGGCGTACTTGACGGGGGAACTTACGCCTCTGGACCCCCAAAATTTGGCGTTAACGACCTCGACATAATATTAGAACAGCTAATTATTAATCGAGCGCCCACATTCCCAGATAATTTGTATCACGCGCTGATTAGCCCGAAAATGTGGACGCACTTACGGCAAGATGCCCGGTTTCGGGAATTGGTAAGCAGCAGTGCTTATTATTCAGTGCCGATGGTCATGTCCTCCCAGGAGTGGTTATACGGACCCGGCTTCATGCCTCCTGCCGACTTGAATTACATCGCCCAACCAAATATCGGCGGTTTCTTGCCTTACTACAATCAGGCAATGCCCGGTCCCTCTCAAAATGGGTTGCCTGGTGGGTATGTGTACAATCAATTCCGCATTTGGGTAACAAATAATATCCCCCTGAAGCAAGTGCAGCTAACATATACTGCCTCTACTGACACCACACGCCATCCTACGGGTAGTCAGTTGCGAACTGCTTATCCTGGCTACTTCTTTGGTCAACATGCGGTAGGTGAGATTTTTGGCGGGGATTCTCAAGATGGAATTCCAGTCAAGATTAAGCGCAATTTAAACGATGACTACGGGCGCTATTTAATAGTGATTTGGCAAGCCTTCATGGGATTAAGCAAGCTGAATGATGATTTCATCATTGTTGGGCGGACTTATGGAGATTAATTTAATTCTCGTATAAGAGCGATCGCATTAAATATTCTAGGAACCGCAACAAATGAGTTTAGCAGTTGGTAACGTAATTTTTCATCCAGATCCGTACAAACCAGATACGCAAGTAATCATTGCCCCCGATGGGAATCGGTATGTTTGGAAGTGGGCTAGAGCCAAGATAACCGACACTTTGCAAACAGTTATTCCCTTATACGTATCTGTTTCAAAACCTATTTACTTTCAAGATACGTATCCAGATGTGCCGTTAACTGTTCCAATTGGAGCGCAAATTCAACGAGTTGATTTTCGCTTACCAAACTTGCAGCCGTTAGGAAGTGATGTTACCCCAGGTATTGATTTACCCAGGAATTGTACAATTGTGGGGACGACTGGGGAAAATTTAAAAGTTTCACCAAGTAGTGGAACTACCCACACCGTTACATCTCCTTTGGTTACTGCTGCTAGTAGCCTTTATACTCCTAATTCGTGGGCAGTTTTGCAAAGGGGTGCGGGAGTTGTGGATGCTGCATCCCCCTCGTTATTGCAAACGGTTTCTGGTTCGGTGTTGACTTTGCAAATATCTGTGTCAAACGCCGGAAATACCGCAGTAGGAACCGGAATTAAGCTGAGTTCAGCCAAGGCAACAGCTTATATCTATGCTCATGTGGTTTATCGGTTAGATGGTACTGGAATTAAGCCTTGGAATTTTGATTTGCCATTTCCAGGGTATTAATGAAGGAAGAAGGAAGATGGAAGAGGGAAGAAGGTTGACAAGAAAAAAGAAAATTCGATGCGGAGTCGTATTGGTTGAGAAATATTTCATCCTTCTTCCTCCTTCCCTCTTCCCCCGAACTTCATGATGATTTCTTGGGCGATAAAATATATTAGAAATTGGCGTGAAGGTCAAAATCTAGAACCTTTACCCGCCCAAGAAGAGTATGCGATCGCAACCAAATTACTACAACAAAAGGGGTATTTATTAGATGATAAAGTTAACATTGGCGACACAATTTATTATTTAATTGATGGGGAGTATAAACAAAAGATGGAACTTGTAGTCAATGAAGAGAATTTGACCCCTTGGGAACCCCATGATAAACGCGAGTTTTGGTGCGATCGCTTAGGGTTTTTTGTGCGGTTAACGGGGGATTTAGATATTAATGGATTTTATCGAGTATCAAGATTGGGGGATGCCAGCTTCCGCTATTATCAAGTAAAGGGAAGTGAATTAGTATTGAAAGAACAGGCTCCTATAAATGCACCTTCTACCGATTTATTGAGGGTTAATACGGCAACTTGGGCAGAAATTAAAGCACATATTTGTGATAAATTTATTTCTTCCTACCCTTGGGAAAAACAACAAGATAAGACAGCTTCCCAAGTCCGGGCAGAAATGGATACTTTGGCGAAAAGTCGTCATAAAGGATTAGCAAAAATTATTGAGGATGAGAGGTTATCTTCCCACGGGAATTATGAGGGAATTGAAAACTTTGTATTGCGGATGAATATTACATACGAGAGTTTCCCTTGGCGGGAATTTGCTCAAACCCTAGATTTTAGTCATTGAAATTATGCCAGTAGTCCCCACCGATATTAGAGATAGGATTGCATCACATTTAGGCTACGACAGACCGCGAGGAATCAACCCTGCGACACTCCAAATGTTTGAAACGCATCTTAATTCAATAATGAATAATCATTCGCTGTGGGGAAAAACGGGTCCCACTATTATCAACTTGTTAAATAGATGTGATAAGTTATTTCGGATGTCTGACCCGACCGACTCCTTAGTTTTTAGTCAGTTTCAACAAATATTAGGGGATGTCAATCGGCAAACTCGCACAGCAACAATTGATGATGTTTTAAAGAAGAATCGGGAGATTTATTATAAAGCTTGCGACGACCTCGCATTTCAATTAAATGTCCCTAATTTGCGCCGTCCTGGGGATGCAGCGTACTTGTTTGCTAATCTAGGCAATAGCTATGTTCTCGCTCCACCGGGGGCAGCCGATACATGTGTGAGCGATCGCATCTGGATGGCGATAAATTGTGCATAGAAAAATTATTATGTTTTTAAACAAGCTATATATTGCTAATTCTTGGGGAATGAAGGGATATTCTTGGTATAAAGAATACCGACCTCGAATGATAGCAACGCCCAAGGTAATAGAATTTTCTTGGTTTGGGCTATTTATTTGTTGGGAGAAATAAATGTCTGATGCACCAAACACCTCCCCCGCATTCATGCAAACAATGGGGATATTGGGAGTTGTTGATTTAACAACCCAAGTTTGCACCCCTTCAACCCCTGGCACTACTCCTGTAATTGCATACAGCACCAGTGATACTTATAGCCAAGGGAATGGGGCATTAGTCGAAATGATTGATTTACAACTGACAGGGACGATTGTGGCTACCACTGTAATGATGTTTTATCAGTTATTAGATGAGACATCGCCCAAGTGGAGGAAGGCTGCATCTAGAGCGATCGCGGCGGCTAGTTATGATGCAGCGGTTGAACTACCAAGTTATAAAATGCCGTTGAAAGATATCTTGTTTCCCGTGCCTCAAAATGGTGACTTGTCAAGCTTTCAAGGACTGCGGATAAATTCTACTTTGCGTCCGATTCAGTGGGGGTTTGCGTTGACGACGGCGATCGCATCCCCCATTCATGTCACGCTATACGGTGGAGAATACTAGACTGTATGGGAATGTCACCCTGTGGCATCCCTGAATAATGGTCAGAAAATAAACTAAACTCTCTTACATTATTTCGTTTTGCTTCTTGATAAGAGTGGATATTGTCTCTCGTAATTCCCACTCTATCGCACATTAATCTGGCTTGTGAGACTAAGCTTTTTTCATATTTTTCATTATACGCTGAGATGGCAACTATCTTTGATTGAGCCTCGTATACTGCATCTACAAGCATTTTAGTTGTTCGCCCAGTGCGCCTATTTTTATCTATAAACTCACGGGGAATGGAACTGATTCCAAGGTTACTTGTATCATCCTTAATCTTTTTCTTAAACTCATCCCAAGGTTTTAAACCAAGTGTTTCCCTTATCTGGTCTGGAGAATCGTAATACTTTGGCATAACTATTATTCATACATGGTAGAATTATTACACGTTACTAAAGCTCTACGTTTAAAATCCGAATAAACCCGCTAACTAGTTAAATGCTAGTCGGCGGGAACTAACTAACCTGGTTGGATAGATTGCAGGCTAACAACTAGCGCTTCTGCTGCTTTTTGCCCTTCTGCAAAATCTAAAATTTGAGTTTTATCGGTAGCATCATCCGATTTCAGCAGTTCATTCTCTGTTTTGAGGTTGGTGTTTTCTGTCCGAAGGTTGGCAATCAGAGCATCTTTGTCGGCGATCGCTTTAGCGAGATATTCGATATTTTCTTTTAATGTCATAAAGTTTTCCTGGGCGAGATTACCGTAAACTAATACCGCATTATATAGGTATTTCCCCCAATTGTCTGTTGCGCTCCAATCCCCTTTGGCGATCGCTTCCACTAATTTTTCTTGCAGCGTAACGATAATTTGGGATTGAGAATTAATAATGTTAGCATCCATGTCAAAATATTAATAAAGGTATATTTTTAAGAATAATAAACCATGAGCAAATCTTTTTCTGATAAAGAACAAATTATTTCCATGCTTCAAGCCAGTAATCAAAACTTTGAAATTGAAGAAGACAAAATCAAAATTTACACTTCGCCAGGGTCAGACTACGCACACTTAGTAAGCCGATGGGAATTTGTAAACGGCAAATTACTGAAGATTGAACACTTTGAAGAATAACTTTTATGGCTTTTCGACCCCCCAAATGCAACTGCCCCGATGCGATCGCATCTCGTGGTGCGATCGCAGGAGCATCTGCATTATCTGAACAATATAGAAGCGATTGGAGCAGTGGATTTACGGGGATAAAATCAGTAGGCGGATACTGTATACATGAAATGGCAGTGTTAAGAACTAGGAAAGAAATAGATTTGGCGTTCCCGGATGGGTTGCCGACAGATTTACCGGTGCCACCCCTACTGAATCCCCAACAAGATAGAGTTATAACAAAGCTACAAAATCCGTCGTCTCTAGGGGATGATTTTTCGTGAATCAAGACAATCCTAATTCTCATATAATACCGGGGCAACCAAGGTATAACCCAAATGTCCAAAGCGGTGACTTAGGCGATGCTTGGTTAAATCAAGCTTATCCGGGTTTTATTGATCCTACCCAAGTACCCATGTCACCGGGGGATACAAATCGACCTATGCAGCCACCACCCGTGATGCAGCAAAATAACCCAACTCCGCAACCACGGGAATTTCATAATCTACCTTCGATGCCACAGATGGAATTATTGCAAGCTTTACAGAATGCGATCGCATTCAAAAGCCAGATGCAAGGTAATGGTGGGTATGCACAAAACCCAAACACAGAAGCGCGTTCACGAAGTGACTCCGCAGGAGTATCGCTTCCTCAATCGTACTCAGTAGCTTTACCCGCATCCCAAAATACACAAGTCCAACCAATTGTAATTCCATTGGTGTTTGAGCTTACTTTCAAAATTAAAGTTGAGCAAATATAGTATGGCAGATAGTTTATTTGGCAGTACGGCAAAGGATTTACAGGATTTCGTTACTTCGGCTTTTGGTGGCTCAAATAAATATTCTTTTGATGCTCCTAGTGTGCCATCATCCCCAACGGTTGCTGAAAATTTAAGCGCACAAAATCAAGCGGCGCAAAATGCGAGCAATAACAGTTATTCAACTCAATTAAGTGCAGCTCGTGAAGGAGCAAAATTAGCAAGTGATGCTTACTCGCAAAAAGCACAGACCGATTATCAAAGCAAAGTTAATACAACCGCTGCTTTACAAAACTCACAAATACCTAGCTATGCGTATAGTGTCGATACGACAAAACGTGATATCGCTGGTAGGGATTTTGTTGATATAGAAAAAGAAGAACATGATGATACTGTACGAAATCAGCAATTTCAGCATCAGCTATCAGCTGCCGATCATGCTAGATACAATCAGCAACTACTAGCAGGAACTGATTATCAAAATCAATCTGCGCTCGCTAGGGCACAGCAATCTAATGCTGAGAAGCTAGCATCAATTGATGCAAATGCTCGTATTACAGCGGCGGGAATTGGGGCACAGGGGTCTATTTTAGGCTCTTTATTTGGTTCGGTTGGTAGTGGTAGTGCAAATTATAGATATTGGAATTAATTTATGGCAGTCACTGATGAGCAATGGCAACAGCAACTAAGAAATAATGAATTAAATAATCAGCGTGAGCAACAAGCTAAAGACCAAGCCATTAAACAAGGAAAAGGTTGGTATAGCTGGAGTGGAGTTGACGGGACTGGCGGAACTGCCAATGTTAGAGATTCAGGTAGTAATAGGATTGATTATTTGGCATCCGGCAGCGGGGATGCGGGTGCATCCGGTAGCGGGGGTACAAGCAATAGTTCTAGCAATAGTTCTAGCAGTTTGTTTGGTTCTGGTTCAAATAGCTTATTTGGCACTGACGGGAGCCTTTCAAGCCTTGTTGACCAATCAAAGGATTTGGCTAAATTCAGACTAGGTTTAGATCAGCAGCAAGCGACATTTTCACGCGGACTAAGAGAAGATGAATCGCAGGCTGATTTTGGGCGAAACACCAAATTAGCTGATCAACAAATCCAAGGGCAATTTGGCTTAGAAGACCGTCGCCAAAATGCGACGACGGGAAGGTTAAACGCTCAATTAACTTCTCAGCAGCTGATGCAGCAGCACGGGTTTGACCAACAAAACTTATATAGATCGCAATCAGCCGCGCTAGCGTCAAGGGGGTTAAGGTGAAGGAAGATGGGCTAGTCGAAGCTAAATTTATTATGGAGATCAACCAGGAGTGCGATCGCCAATGGGGGCATCTTAAAGATAATAATCTCAGTATCTATATAGATAAGGTTTTGCGATCACATCAAGACAAAAGATTTCTAACAGCGGTAATTATTGTTTTAGGCATCTCCCCGGCTAGGGTTGATGAAATCACAAAGATGCTGCGAGAAAAGAAATTCACTATGCCGACAGAAATCAGAATTGGCTTTTTAGATGGCAGTGAATTGAAAGCGGTATTCAGCAAGAAAGTCAAGAAGATATCAGAACGTGCGGTTGAAGCTCAATTACCACCACACTACAAAGGGCTGGAAAGCAGTGATTCAGCTTGAGTTTCTTTTACCAGTGCGATCGCATTCACACTACTACGAGCTGATTGATAGACAAAATTTGGTGTGGGAGACGGGAGACGCGCGATCGCATCCGACTTGGATAAGCCAGTTACGTTAACAGCAATATAAGTGTCAGTAGCATAATACACCAAAAACACTTTGGTGCTTTTACTACCGTTTTCCAGGCTAAGAACTTTACCCAATTTTTTGCACCTGATATCTTGGCTTGATAATTTGAGTTAAATATTGACCCTTTGATTTAGCTTTAAGGAAGTCATCATAAATATCTTGGGGTACGCCAAAATACCAATAAACTCCCCCATCGAGAAAGTTGATTTGGCAGATTTGGTCTAATTCGTTATACGTGACTGATTTGATTGTTGTGGAATTAATCGGCTGAGTTTCCATCGTTTTGTAAGAGTTTGCGAAGTTCTTCGATTTCTTCGGTGGAGAGCGATCGCTTTAAGGATTCAAGGGCTTTAATTCGCTCTTTTCTATATATATCGGTATCCCCGCCTGTGGTGCGTTTTGTGAATGAGTGGGTGCGTTTAGTTGCCATGATTCCTTAATATTAAGTTGTTCGCGCTTAAACCGTAATAGAGTTTCTAGCGACCCGTTTAAATCTTGAATTAATGTAATCCCGTTGAGTATTGGAGCAATTGATGTTACAGAAATATCGTTTCCTAATAACATCAAACAACTGATATATTCTCTTATTGCGGTTAAAGCATCTACGCCTTTAGCTGTGGCATTAGATAGTTTTTCGTGATACTCAGCATCATGAGCCATATTGATTTAACAAATATAGATATTGATTAGCGCGGTGGCGTTTAGTAGCCATAAAGACTTTTCCTACCTCGTTCGTAACCTTTATTATAATCTGAGGATGCATCTAAACGGGGGGGCGGTTGTTGATAGCATCTCTGTATCCTTGCTGGTAATTCATAATGTTTATGCGATCGCACTATCAACTCTGTCCAAATAAACTTGATATTCCGCTTGATACTCCACTGGCTACGTTCCCAAATAAACTTGCCAATTGGTTGGGCTGCTCTTGATTTACGGCTACCGGCTTATAAATAATATTAGAGCTATTGCCCTGATTTTGCTTGATAATCATCTGGGTATATCGAGCAAGGTTGCTGCCGTCTGGTGCGTATTTATTGCCAGCAAAAGCCGTCTTTGCTACATCTTCATACCCTTCCCCAGGTTGAGCAAGGGAAGCCTCCCACCGATACTGCTGTCCTCCAATTACCGTATTTTCTGGGTTGTATGCCGGGGCTTTTTCGCGTTGATTGAGAGGGACGGGAACTCTAGCATTTGTGTCAAATTCGTTACCAACAAAAGTTGAGCTATGCGACAATGCAGCCAGAGGATTGCCGCTGCCGATAGAGGATGCGATCGCCTTCAATCTATCTACCGGTGAAGCGGTTTTTGAGTTAAAGTCGTAGTGGTCTTTGATTATGTATGTATTGCCATCCCGACTTACTCCCCCTGCCCCAGTTCGCCCTACGGTTTGCCGGAACTGGGTATTATCCTCACCTTCGGGGTAATCAGCGTAATTTAAATTACCGTCCTGTTGTGTGGCGATCGCTGCCATCCTTTGGAATTGTGGAATGTCGGCGGGGTTGATTTGATTTTCGGTGAGGCTGGTATTGTCACCGGACAGATACTTTAAATAAGCGGTTTCTCTAGTTCCCATGTTTTATTTAGTGCGTTCACGAAGTGACTCAATTATGAGTATCGCGCTATCAAGTTTGTTGATCTGCTATTCCGGCATCGGCAACAAGCTTTTCGAGGTACGCTATACGATGATTTCTTTCTTCTAGCATCTTAGTTGTTGATTCTAAAGCAGCAAAAATCTCGTTATCAATATTTGCGTTTTGACTGAAACTTCCACTTAAACCCATTGAACGATAAGCGCCAGCAGCAGCACCAATAGTAGGAGAATCAATAAATCGACTAGGACTTTCACTTCGTATAGACTCATCAAACCAGCACTGGTTTATAATCTCTATCCCTGAAATGTAATTTCTGAGTGTACTGGGTTTAGCTTTAGCATCTACCAATAGTTTAATCTGTTGATAAAGAGATTCAACGACACCATGAATTACTTGAATAATTTCTTCGCTTTTTGATTCTTGGTTTGTCATAAATTTAGGCAAAAACTAATAGTTTCCTTTGGTCGATTGTAAGTGCGATCGCACTCCACTTGATCTTATTGATCTACAATTATCCCGGATTCGACAATAAGCTTTTCAAGGTATGCGATACGATGAGTTTTTTCTTCTAATGATTTGGTTAATAGTGCTGTATCAACCATGTAAGAAATTACATTATCAATATCTGCCTTTTTACGTTGATTTCTTTCTTCTATTAATTTAGCTAATAATGCTGAATCAGTTCGGCTAGAACTTCCATCTACGTCAGATGCAGGAATCGAGGTGGCATTAGTGAAGTCACGCTTGATTGGTTGATTAATATCCTCGCGTAATATAGATTCTTCAGTCCACCAGCACTCATTTATAATTTTCATCCCCAACGTATATTTTGTAAGTGTGCCGGGTTTAACTTTGCAATCCATTAATAACTTAACCAGTTGTTCGTAAAGAAATTCAACGGCATCGTGAATTACTTCAATAACTTCTTCACTTTTCGACTCTTGATTTGTCATAAAATTTAATAATTTCCTTTTGTTAACGGTAGGTGCGATCTGTCTAGCTCTGTCCACTGTTTGGTGAATAGCGTCGGAGAAAGTGCGTATCAAGCTTCCCTATCTACAATTACTTCGGATTCTGCGTGAATAGTGATTTTCGATTGATCAAGTTTGGGATTAAATCTCCGAATAATTGGGACTTCTTCTCCAGTTTCACTATTAATCGCTCGTTTCCCGTATTTGCATCGCACGGGTTGATTATCGTTAAAAACAGCCCAGCCAGATTCTGCTAAATAATTTTCAACAATTTCATTCTTCATAAACTAGTAATTCCCCTTGGTTAATGGTAAGTGCGATCGCATCCCACTAACGCACAACTCGAAGGCATCGCAGAGGTCGTCGTGGCTGGTTGACCCAAATTCAGTAATCTGCTGAATTAGCCTCCCCAGTGGTTTGCGACCATCAGCCATTGTCCGCCCATACATGTTAAATTTTATCAGACGGTTGTGGAACAATCCGGTGTGTCTCCGCAACCTTTCCAATTTTCCACCCCTGCCTGATGCTGGTACTGGCTTTACATGCCAGTCAAGGATGTGGTTTCGCTTGATAATGTGATCCTCGTAGTCGCCTTGAAGCGATAAACCATAAGCGCTCGAATCAAACCACAATTCCAAGCCCAGAACTGGAGATAAGTCCCAATCCCCAGATGCTGGGTTGTAGCGTCTAGTTTGAGGTAGTAAATGTTTCCAGGAATCCCAAACTTCAATCATCGCGTCTAATTTTGGCGTGTTCCCCATAATCCGATCTTCCCAAGCGTCAATAATCCAATAGGAGAAAACCTCGCCTTCAATGAGAACCCCTCCCAATACAAAAGCTGTGTAGTCGTTGGATTCTTTCAAGCCAGCTGATAAATCGACGCCAAGTACCAAATGCGAAAACTGTGTTGGCAGAATACCCCGCACAATTAAATCGGGAGATAACGACTGCTCTTTTACCCGAACAATTTTATTTTGACGTTGGAATGCGAATGCGATAGGCGTTGTTTCCCGCTCCTCTTGCAGCCGTCGCAAAGGGATACCGGGGGCTTTATCGTCTTCTGGTTCCCAAAAACTGTATTCAGTACCGTCTGGGTGTTCTAGTAGTGCTGACTGCTCAATTACATTCCACCCCTTTTCTTTGAGAAAGGTGGTGCAGTATATATCGTCAGCGGTCATACGAGTGCCTAAACACACAGCGCGTGAGCCGTCGTAACGGGTAAACTGGATGACGTTTTCCCAGTTTGAAACCATTGCCCCGCGTACTGATTGAGCGCGAATAGCTTCGGGAGACTTTATTAGATCATCGAGTAGCACTAGGTGACAATTGTGGCAAAGAATATTATTAGCGAAAAAGTTGTGATTGTCCTCAACTTCGATATCGTAGACTAGGCAATTTCTTCTAGATGAAGTGATTAATTTAACAGTGTCAATAACGCTAGTAAACGGAAAATCGCTATAGTCATTTTCGCGGTAATATCCGACTAAGCGATCGCCAAGTTTTAAATTTTCTGCCTCAATATATCCTTGGGTGCTTTTGATTAAATGGTCGAAAGTGCAAGAAAGAGTGCAGCCGTAGATTGTTTCAATATGTAAAATTTCTGTGGCAGGCTGGGATGCGATCGCTTTAACTAATTTCCACTCCATTTCAAATCGAGCATCATTGAAAGTTAGCACTTCCATCCCCACTCGAATACTTGCTATGGGAATCTTGCCGTTCCATCTTGTTTCAATTTTGGTGTTACCAAGAAGGCATCGGCGAGAGTTGATAGCACCAGTTAATCCAGCACATACGTAAGAGTATTGCTCCTCAGTAGTTGCCAATCCTGCCCACTCCAAATCAATCATCCATTCCTTTTCCCCCCACTTCTTTTTTGAAGGGCGCACCCAAGGAAAGATTTCTTGATATTTAGAACTCTCCATAATTGATTGGATTTGGCGACTACGGGGCATCGCCGTGTCAATGTTGTAACTTACTCCCAAACACTTAAGAGCAAGTCGCCGCCAGGGTGAGGTGTGCATCCCAAATTGGTAACTTACCCACTGCGCCAAATAAGTTGAATTGTGAGTAACAATATAATTTTTGGTGATATATAAACCAGATGGGTGAGCAACAGTAATGCATTGCATTTCAGTGTCGCCCACATATTCAATATTAGTTATTCCTCTTGTAGGTTTATACTGAGTGCATGGTGTATATAATAAAGCCTTTCTTTTTAAGCGAAATGGTTGAATATTTTCTGGTAACTTAATGCCAATTTTATAGCTAACTTGCCCTTGTCTTTTTTCTCCATTATGTGTATACCAATTACGTTGGGGTTTTTGAACTGTTGCTATACCACCAAGCGATCGCACTAAATCAACAACGTCCTCAACTAATTGTGTAGAGATTGTGCAATAACTTATATTACCACCGCCTTTACTATTTGTAGCTACAGTGCCATCTGTGTCCATTAGTCCTTGCAGTAATGCTATGCGATCGCTAACTGAGCTAAATAAATAATCTTTGGGAATGAATTTATCTACGGAACCACGCTCAAATAATCCTACTTTCCTCAACTGCGAGGTTAAAATATTTTCAAGAGGATGCCCCTTTACAACTGTTTTGGTAATAGAATAATTGTTCCCGCTGCCTTTTTGTTTAACACTGTACCCAATTGGTAAGCACTGCTCAACAAGTTGGATTATCTCTTGATCGCCCGTCGAAAAAGCTGGGATACATTGCCCTTTCAAACTCCCATCACCAATTAATACACCCATTAAATAAGGGTGTATACCTAAACTTTTACTATAAAACTGAATTGGCTGAACAATAGGAATGAAAAATTTAGAATAACCGCGATAATCAAGCCACGGTTTTTCTTCGGGAGTCGCGTCCCTATAAGTAATCTCGGTAATGCGAACTGACTTAGTTGTTAAAGTCTTGGCACTAACAAAAACTTTAGTTCTGATTTGATTAAGAGATATTGTTTTAAACTCACCAGGGTTGGAACCTGCCAGGTTTCTAACTGCCCACAAGTGATCGTCAGAACATTCAGTACTGGCACCATCTGTAAAGCTTACTCGGTAGCTAGGTTTTATTCCTTGGGGCGTTATCTTCGTAATTCGGGTAAATGTTCCATCACCTGCGATAACCTCATCACCCACCTTTAATTCGCCCATGCATCGCCAACCATCAGGCGTTAGAACTAGCTCAGTTAAAGGCTGTGCTTTGGCACTTTCACGGGGAGCCAGTATCAGTGTATCTTTACCCGCTATATCCCACAAATAACGGGATTCTTCCCCAGTATTTAGGGCAGCTTCCCACACTCGCATGTGGTCAAATGTTTTATGATTATTTATTAATAAGCGATACTGCTCAAAAGAGTTCCAAGCAAGGTTTTGAGTGCTAGATGAAGATGCGATCGCGCTATTCCAAGTTTCCCAATTCCGCCAATCTTGGTTGATTTGCTGCGATCGCACTGCGTTACGAATTTTAGCAGCGAGTTTAGGACTAGCAATGCCGGGTAGTGGGGCAATGTTTTTATGAGGAAGTGCAAAATTCAACATTCACTCTACATTTTCGTTTCTCAGAACTAATTCCAATTCTTTTATGTGTGATGAAATTAATTTGATTTGTTCTGAGAATTCTTCTCTTAATCCAATGCGATCGCACTCCTCAATTCGCTCCATAGACTCAACCGCGATCGCAAGTGTATTTACCAAATATTCTATTAATATTTTCCGTGTTGGTCTACCATAATTAAAGTCAAGGGGATTGGACTTAAACCTTTTTGGCTTTCCGTTAATTGAATCGTGAGAATCTAGACATTCTCCAAAATTAGGAAAAAGCTCGCTTGACCCTATTTTTAACGAAAAAGGGATCATGACTGTAATCGCTTGATCATCTGGCTTATCGACTAGATATGCGGGTAGCGCTGAGTGTGCATTAGCAATTAATCCCCTGAGTCCGGCTGCGTTTACCTTTGCAGTAATTCCATGTTGTGCCAGCCAATGCAAAAAACGTGGATCGACATGCTCGGAAACCATGTCAAATACAAACCATTCTTCCAGTTCTTGATTTGTCACCTTAGACCTCCTCTGTTGCTTCCATTACAACATACCCGGCAGAATTTAGTTTCTGGGCGGCTGTATTGATGTTTATGTAATATGGCAGTCCCGTAGCGTTTTCGATGCCTTGCGTCGCTCTCATGAGGATTTGTGACCAATAATTCATCTCATGTGGGCTATGGTTAGCCTTTAACATAGCCATGCGATCGCCTGCATTTGATTGTAAAATATTCTGCATATCCGCTGCTTTAACTTGAAATACAGCGATCGCATAATCGCGGACTAACCGATGTGCATTGTAGTTAGCGATCGCAATATTAGAAAATTCGTTGCTTAGTACTTCAGAGGTTTTTTCAATAATTTTGGCTTGGGTTGTCTCCGCCAAACTTCCGCCAAACGTCCGCCGTTGCTCAAGCCAACCCTCTTTCTCTGCCCATCGTTCAAGGGTACGCTCTGCTAACCCGCTGTCCACTGAGAGCGCTTTTATGGTAATATTATCGTCCGCTTCAATGTACCGCCTAGCTGCTTGCGATCGCGACCAAGGTTGCTTCCATCTTCTCCAAAAGTTAGTCAAGGTAATTCAGCGTAATTAGACTTTTTAATTGTTAGCTAATTTTAAGAGCGATCGCAACTAATGAGTGAGAAGGTGGTAGTGCGATCGCTTGGGCGTGACCATGCTAAAACAATGGTAAATTAATCATTAAAATTCACTCCAAAACTAACGTCTAGTATCTTTTCTATTTTGCGAAGCGTATCTTCGGCGATCGCGTCTTCGCGTCCATTCACAACTTGATACCAGTAGGCTCGACTAAAACCAACAGCTTTACATACCTCTGAAACAGGTTTGCCAGTTTTTTTGTGAGCCTGAGCAATTCGTTTAGAGAGGTCTGGTACTTCAACCTCTTTGCGTTCAATTTTCCTAACTTTCATGCTTTGCTATGTTTAATTTACTTTTCATAACTTACTATAAGTGCAAAGTAGTTACTTGACAAGCATAAGGCAAGCATTTATAGTTAATAGCAGTAGAGAAAGCGGCTTGCCTGGAAAACGAACCGCATCTCTATGCAAGAAAACTAGTAATGGTATTATGCCAAAAATCAAGCTGAAGATACAATCAAGTATTGCTATTGCACTATCAATTGCTACGCTTGTTCCAACTTTTTCACCTCCGGCTGACGATGAAAGAAGTATTATTTTACATGCTCCCAGAACTTGAGTTTGATGAAGGAAAATCTTTGCATTTGTCCCACGTCTTGACATCTTTTTTGTCTGTAGATGAGGCGATCGCTAACTTCTATCTATTACATCTTGACGATTACAAAGAAACTTATACCGCAGGGCATTATGGAGAAGCTGAACACGAATGGGAATTCAGTCATCATGAAATTTATGAACCACAAAACCTTGCTTTACCAACAATGGTAGTTCTGTGTTACCGCCCGTCAAATATGCTCAAGCCAAACCAAGCGCCAGAAAACGAGGTGTAGAAACCGCGACGGGTGGTAGGACTAAATACAACCGCGTCCGGTTTAACTTACCTAAAGCGCATTGGTTGGATGCTGCCTGCGTGGGGGATGTGGAAAGCTTGCAAATTGTTACCTCTATACCCTTGCTGATTGTCGCTAAGGGGTGGGGGAATCGTCAAATGTGTACGACCAATAAATATGGTTTCCCGGTTCGTCATCGAACGCGCTGCAAGACTTTCTTCGGTTTCCAGACCGGTGACATGGTACGGGCAATTCTTCCTACCGGAAAGTTCGCAGGTGTTCATGTTGGGAGATTAGCCGTCCGCGAAAGCGGCGTATTTGAGATGAGGACATTAATTGGAAAAGTTAGTCCAGTTCGGCATAAGTACTGTAAATTTATTCATCGTAACGATGGGTACATGTATGCATTTTCCACGAATATCTATTGAGTGAATTTTCCATATTGATGCGATCGCATCAACATAGGTATCAGGGTGCAGCTTGGCATTGTTTTCGTAGAGTTCGATTCTATCGAGTTACCAATACTCTATCTGCGATAATTTAGGCATACACCAACATAATTTTATCTTATAATGCCAAACTACCGCGACGACGACAACATTACAGCGGGAAGAGTATCGCTATTTGGGACTCCGGATGTTGCTTCATCATTCCCCGACTATGACTACAGCGAAGTAATAACAGCATCCGTAACCTCTACCCCAATAGTCGCTGGCAATTATATCGAAAATCCACCAATGCAATATTCTGCTGTGGATTTGTTGCGAATTTTAGGCGATCGCATTCAAATTCTACCATCCGAACTGAGAGAGCAATTATTGAATGCGATCGCGTCTTCAATGCCTATAGAGGAAGAATGGGTTGTGAATGCGATCGTTTATGTGCCTAATTTCTTTAGTTGATTTTAGGCGAACTTTTTAGACTGAAAAATTTTCCGCGATTATAAACGGGACTTCGATTTGGACTTCCGTTTTATCTCTGCAAAGAAAAAAAGGTAATTGCCGGGTAGTCATTGCATGGATGCAATGGTGTCTATGCAATCAAGAATTTTTAATTGGGCATAGCGATCGCATTTAAACTTAAATTAAATATGGCGATCACGATCAATGGCAACATAAGATTTGTTTATATATTCAACAGAGTTTGACGCACCCAAAACTTCCCTTGGCAATAAAAGGCTGTAGGTTTTTTGCATCCAAAAAATGAGGCAATTTGACGCATCTACTTTTCTTATCTGAAGGGCGATCGCAAGGTTTTTATGATTAACCATAAAAACTTCAAATATTTTTGTGCGGTTTTGACATACTCCTCGGCGTTTCCTCCCCTGGCTAAAGCACGGTAAACGTTGCTACGAACTGTACCTCAGGGGCTTCCACACTTACTAAATTCCTCTCGTGAACGCACGAGGAGTATGTCAAAGGATTACTCAACCTTGAAACGAACACTTTACCATGCATGGGTTTTACAGGTTGGGAAAAGCTCATTCGTGATAGGCAGGCATGTGGCGTAGCGCGATCACACCCCTACTCATAAAACCAAGTAGTGATCGCCGTCAACAACTAAACTACCCTCCTCCTCCAACTCGCGCAAACACAAGCGAACCTCGCCTGTAGTCAGCACAGTTTTTTCACATAACTGCTCGATTGTTTTTGGCGATCGCAAGTTATCGATAACGCTTTGCATGTTGCGATCGCTTGCACACCGGAACCCGTCGGTTGATGCGCTCGGCACAATATAAGCATCCCTTCCGCGTAATCGCATAACTAATTCCTTTTTTTGAAAGAATACCTTCAAGCATACGGACTGCGCTTCTAACTAAGGGAGGATGTCAATCAAGCAGCTACTTCTACTGCTGTTGGCTCAACCTCTGATTCATGCAGTGATGTAACTCTATTTCCTTGTGTTAATGACAGCCATGCCCCGTCAAAGCTTTTTACTTCCCAAATTTCGCCTGTCTCAACGCACCGCACCGAATCTTTAGAATGGTACGGTAGCGACTTTTTTACTTCTAACAACGCCTCAACTTTGGATTTAAAATGATTACCAACCCACTGCATATCTGTGATATCGCCAGTTTCGGTAATGTGATCTGCCATGAGAGTAGGCAGTTTTTCAATCAAATCTTTTTGATATTTTGTAGTTGCCTGAAGGTGGATTTCTTTTAAGGTGTCGCGATCGCCTTGACAAGCTTCGCTTATATCTTGCCAAACAACACTATTCACTCTGCCTTTAGACCGAACACTAGCAAGAAATTTATCTGCTCTACCTTGCGATTTGATATCGGGATGTTTATCCTTATCTGGCGCGATCGCATTGCCATGTATTCCAACTACCAATCCTTGTTCCACATTTGTAACTTCAACGTGATCATCGCTCGGTAAGCCAAAAGTATCGCTTAATTGAAAGTTATGGTCTTGCTGGGGAATAGGTGCATCGTCAGTCAACTCTAGGTCGTTAGCATCCAATTCCTCAGTGCCAATAACTGATTGAGTCTTCAATTCTGCTAATTCTAGCTTCTCGATTTTAGTAATTAAAGAAGCATTTTCTTTTTGTAAGACTTCAATCGTTGATGCATCTGTTTGCTGAGATAAACTTTTTAACTCTGCGTTTTCATCTTCCAGCTTCATTATTTTTTCTACTGCGCGTATTGACTCATTCATTTTCACGGCAATAGCTTCATCTCGTTCAGCGATCGCACTTGTCAGATCTGCCATTAATTTTAGTCGTTCATCCCTTATCTCTTCTGCGCGTTCTTGGGCAATAGGAATTGCGGTTTCTAGGAGCAGTGTTGCTTTGTCTCGCTCCGAATTGGCGATACCTACGGCACACTTCGCGATCGCTAAATCATTCTTCAACTGGGCAATAACTTCGTTTTGGGCAGCAACTACACTATTATTGCTCTCTATAAATTCCATGCCGCTGACGGAGGCATAAAGGGCTTTAGCCCATTTAAGAACCTCAGATTGGGGGATTCCAGCTTTAGACATTTTAGATCCGTATTCAGCCACTTGTAGCCGCAATTCCTCTGCGCTCTCTTCGTACTCTTGGTAAGGCTTCAATGTATCAGTTAGTTGATTAAGCTGGGCTTGTAGTTGGGCGATCTGCTCGGTAATTTGTTGAGTTGTAGAAAATTGGAAGGTTGCCATAATTTTTTCCTCTGCCTTTTCTGGTAGTTGATAATTATTAATTGATTCTTCATTGGCTGATTCCCACTCAGACCAGGCTCGTTCGTAATCCGCAATTGTTGCAAAATCATCGGGCGCAGGTGGCTCGGCGCTATTGTCATAAAAAATCGTCATCTGGTCGCCATCAGCTTTTCGCGCCACCTCGCCAAAATCAGCAGCATCCCAACGGTCTGTGTTTGCATACATTACAATTCCGTGCTCTTGAAAAACTTCTTTAAATTGTTGCGATCGCGTACCCCAATAAACCAGTACGTGAGATTGTCGTGCGGATAATTTGGGTTGGTAATCGGTATCGAGAAACTTGATGCGCCCCTTCCAAAAACACACGGGCTGTGTGGCAAGGACGGGAGATAGCCAAGTGGTATCGGTGGATGCGGGAACGAGTGCGATCGCTTCACTCACCCGTCCTGCTTCAATTTCTGCTTGTAGTTTGGTCATCCACACACCGGGGCAAGAGTATGGCGGGTTCATAAATACCCGTCCTTCCCATTCGCGGTTTAACCCATCGTCTGTTACTGTGTAGTGCGATCGCGCTTTTATGTGATGCCCGTCATCAGCGCACGGGTCAAGGTCGATTTCTCCCAGGGTTTGGATAATCAAATCTTGAATATTAGGCGGCGTGTACCACTTGTCCGTTTCTTTAGACTCTTTAGACTTGGTAGTTGTTAATTGAGGGTTGTCAATTGGCAGTTGATTCTCAGCGGATTGAAACAACTGCCTCCCAAAACTAGGGGGAACAGAGTAACCAATAATTGATCCGGCAGTGGCAGTATCGGCGGGAAATTCGTACCAATCAGGGAAGCCCTGAAGAATCGCCGCTGCCTCAATTGAAAGCGATCGCACGTTAGTTCCATCTGGCAACCAAATATCTGCAAACTTATTACGGTTGCTTCCCTTGCCGTCCGTGAAGTGCGATCGCATGATGGTGTCACAAGGTAAATGCCCTGGCTTACACCTTGATTGTTTTCTCCTTGCTCCTACTCGGTTGATAAGTAAAGGGGTTGGTTCGTTGGTTTCTAAGAATTTGGATAAAGCCTTTTGTTGATCGGGTAATAACTGCGAGGCAGTCATCGTAGGGATGAGGTGTGCGATCGCCTCGAACCAACCGACATGAGCAGTTTTTGGGGGAAGGGGAATGGGAACACCTTTTGATGCTCTTACCTTGGAAGCTCTTAAAATCAGGCGTTCCCGTGCCTGGGGCAGCCCGTAGTCTGCAAGGTTTACAATGTCCCAATCGACTTCGTAATATTCTGCTTCCAGTGCGCCCAGTATTATTTGGAAGCTCTCAGATTTTTTGTAAGCCGGGACATTCTCAAGTGTGAAGTTTTTAGGTTGGAGGTGTTTGATCGCATCTCCCACTGCGATCGCACAATCGATGTCGCACGTCGATTCTATGCGATCGCTTTTCGCGTTACTAAAGTTACTGCAAACTGGGGAAGCATGTAAGTAGTCGGGTGCGTGGGGGAAGCCTGGAAAACCCGCCGCCGCTACTTCCTGGACTGTTTGCCGAATCAGCCTACAGCCGTATTCACTGAAGTTGCGATCGTGATTGTCCGCGATCGCACTGCTTAGTTTGGGTTTTTCTGGATCACACTCTACGGCAATGAATGGGCGAATTCCCGCTTCTACCATTCCGGTTTCAATTCCACCACCGCCAGAAAATAGGATTACGGCAATGGGTGCATTGGGGGGTAGTGTTGGTTTTTTATTTAGCATGTTTCCTCTTCCGGGAATTTGGACAAAGGAAATTCTGATCGAATGCGCTGCGTTTGATTAATTCGCTGCCACATATCGGGCATTTCATGTCGTTGAAGGCGATCGCGTACTTGCAATACCTGGATGCCGACTTGACATCGTATTGGGCGATCCTCCACGCCATTTCTTGTTGGCTTTCAGTAAGTTGTCTCATCTCCAATACCCGCGATCGCCGAACAAAACCAAAACTCGATGTACGTAACTACCTGTATCCTTGTTTACTATTTTGATTCTCTTGCCCTGATACTGGGCGGCATTGGTGGGTAGTTTGATTAGGGCACCGGATAAAACTTTTTTGTAGTCTTCGGCTGTTAATTCGATTTCTGGGGGATGCGATCGCACTTCCGGTTCTGGGTAGTATTCGGCTGGCGAGGAGAAACGCAAGCTATCTGTGCCTTGGGCGTATTTGCTCAAGTGCGCTTCTGTTTCTTGAGACTGAAATTCTTCAGTATCACTTTTTTCTAATTGCTCAACTGGGATGCCTGCCTTAAGCAAGTCGGGATCAACCGTGTAACGGGTGCATTTGTGGTTGTATGCTTTGTTGCTAACCATTTGACTCTTCCATTAAAAATCTACAAGTTCTAGATCGACTACTCGTCCGCCGTCTCTAATCAGTTGACAGCCATTGTTGGGATTGCTAGCCCAGTCAATAGCGACTTGGCGATACTTCTCGCTGCCAGAATGAAAGTATTTACGCATATCTTCAAAAAGGGCATCAGGATTGGCTTTTAAGTTGCCATGCTTGTCTCCTACTACTGCCAACTGCTTGGCTTTCTCGCAAGTAGAAGCGATCGCCTCTACCTCATGCAATGGGGCAGTGTGCAAGTATTTAATTTTTTCTTCATCAACTGCCATTGACTTCAGGTTATTGATGATCAGATACAGGAGAGTCGCACGTTTTCTGTTTTCTGCCAACTTTTCAGGCGACAAATTAGCAAGCTCTTCCATCTCCCTAACCTTGTCAGCCGCTTCTTGTGATGGTAATGCTAGGAGCGATCGCTGTTGGTTCATCAACCAATTTTCCCCAGGCGGTCTTTCATCCCCCGACTCTGACCAAACTTTGCAAATGTCGTTTGGCACTCTAGGGAAAAAGGGACACATCTGAACATAATGCTTGATTAGCTTGAAAAACTTACCAGGGGTGCATCTAGTTACAAAAAACTCTAGCCAGATTTGAGCGATATCAGGATGCTTGAAAACCGGGTAATCATCGCCGTACACGCTGGAAAGTAAATCAAGCCCTTTCAAAAAATCCTCTTGAGTAAGTCTCATCCTTGCCACCATTCCTTACCTTTTGATTGTTCGAGGTGCGATCGGAGATTGTTAATCACGGATACCCGCTTGATACCCTCATCCGCTTTTTTTACAATCTCGGCACTATTTGGTATTTGCGCCATAGTGACGTAATTCATCAATTCGCTATAGGCTTCTATGGCTTCCACTCCGATGCCTCTCATCTGTCGCTCTAACGATTTGATGCGATCATTGATTTTCTTCACGTTCACAGACCCGCTGCCGGTTGAGTACCATTTAGGATTTGCATCAAAAATGGCTTTCTGTACCTTTGCGTTGACAATGGTTGCAGCATCCCGCCAGGGTGCGATCGCAGGATTAAACGCATAGATTTGGGCTTGTTTTAAAGCCTCACGCTCTTGCTCGGATAATGGGTAATTTTGATTATTATTCTCATTCGCCGGAACGTTTTGATCTAAAACACTTTCAACTATTACCGTGCTTAAATCTTGGGTAATTATGGGCGTTGAATCTGGTGCTACTGGATTTTGCTCTAAAACACTTTCAATCACGACTGCGATCGCATGAGGGGAGGGGGAGTCTTCCTCATTGGAAGTATGATCAGAAGTTTCTTTAGATGCATGATCAGTTATTGCTGAGGTGATTTCCGACGACGGTTGTTGTTTTTCCGATGACCGTGATTGTTTTTCCGATGACCGTGATTGCTTTTCCGACATGGGCGGACGATTAATCGACATTCCCGTTTTAAGCCATTCGTTAACAACGTCTGGATAAAACTGGAAGTATCTAGTTTTATCAAAGGCGTAACGCTTGTTAGGGTTGCTATGGATGGAGATAAAACCTCTGGACTCTAACCAGTTAATAGACTTTCTTACAGAGTCACGCTTGCCTATACTCTGAATCCCATCAATCAGTTCTTGCTCAGAGTGAAACTGTAAAGTGCTTTCATCTTGCGATCGCTCGTCACCATGAGCGGATGCAATATTATTCGAGTGAATATTTTTAGGGCGCATAGCTAGCTTGAGATTATGCCAGCGCTCAAAAAATGAAAGCAACGCGGCTGTTGTTGTGTTGCCTTCACATAGCTCTACTTGCCAGTCGTAGATTACAACGAAGCGAGAACCGCTAGGATGGTTGATGCAGCTAGTTTGTGACATTTAAACCTCACCAACTGCTTCTTCTACTACTGGATCTTGGAGTAACTTTTTGTTAATTTCTTTTTCGCATTGCGATTGAAGAAATTTAGTTGCTCTCTCAGATGAAACCAAGACAGGATTGTTTAGATTATTCTTGGCAATCTTGATGCTCTTTTTTAAAGCGATCGCATACGTTACCGAGAGAATTTTGAACTTTAATATTGCCTCAACTCTCTTCTGCGCTTTCGCTGTTGGTGCGTCAATATAATTACCAATATGGCTAAGTAACTTACAACGGTCTTTCTCGCTCAGAGACAGGCATAAATCAATAGCTTTTTGATATACGTCGATATATGCAAAATCTTTTACTTGGCTATGCTGATTTTTTCCTGGAACAAGTTCTAGCAATAAATCTTTGACAGGAGGTGCCAATCTTTTTATGTTATAAAACCACTGATCAAGTTTTTCTAACCACCAACCGGGCAACTCAAACCACTCACCATGTACCCTATACTGCTTTGCGAGATGATGAAGCCTGCCTTCCTGGTAGTCTATATTATCTGTTTCAAAAAAACTTAGTAGCCTTAATGGATAGGGGCTTTGCGAACTATTCAGTTCTAGAAATCTTTTAGATGGCTCTCGCCTTGTTTTACCAATCTTGTAGCGTGATGTTCCGATCGCATGGATTAAATAGATGTATCCATGTAGAGTCCTTGATATAATCATTCTGTAACCTGCTAAATAGGTTGCCGTGCCTCCGATCGCTTTCAACGATGCGGGGGTATTTATATTATCTCTTATTATCTGACTCATACTGCCACCTTCATGAGTTGTTCACAAATCATTCCCTTCTGCGAATGTGTTAATCTGGGCAGTATCCGCAAGAAAGACGCGATCGCAATCTCTACCTCAAGCCGATCGCTTTCAGACATTTCCCCCTGGTTTCTAGCCACGTCTGGCAATATTTGTAGGTGCGTTGGCGAAGCCTTGTCGCCTCGACATCGCAAGCCCAGCGATCGCCCTATTTCTTTGTCTTCTGTAGCAGTCGATGTAAATTCTTTTGTCTCGTGAACAACTTCAAGCATATTGTCGGGGATGAGTATGCTGTTTTCCTTGATCCGCACTATGCAGCGATCGCTACTAGGGTGTTGTGTTACGGTTCCCTGACAACCCACCACCTCTTCATCTGGGAACTGCGATCGCACTTCCACTAATGAGCCAATTGGAATACGGGGTGATTTGGGGAGTTTCACTTTTGGCGGCTTGATTTCGGCTACAGCTGCCTCAAAGTGCTTTGCTTTCGGTTCCTCTCCTTGAATTTCTGCCATCTCGACAGCTCGCTTGTAAGCCTGCTGCACTTGTTTTGGCTCTTTAAGTTGAGTCAGCGGTCGGACGTGACTTTCCTTTTGTTGCGAAATGTTAACGCCAATTGGCGTTAACATTTGTACACATTTCTGTGCGGCTATCAACCTATTCAGATACGAGGGTGAAATTTCCATATCTTCTAGTAGCGCTTTAAACTTCTGGCGGTAGGCATCAAAGGACTTCGCCTCATTCCGCCACAGGGTAAGGTTATCAATCTCCATCAGCGCGATCGCGGCTTGCTGAAATCCTTTTTTACCAGCTTCTATCCCTTCCTTTATCGAAACCTCTAATTGCTGCTTTTTACCCTCTTCGTTGTAACTTAATCTTGTGTTGGTAGATACGGTCACTATTTACAACTCCTGTTTTTAAGTAGATACGTACTGATTGTTAAAAGTCGAAATTTTGTGAGATAATAAAAACCTAAAAGAAAGACTGGGAAGCAACCGCCTATCACATAGCGCTCGCTATGCAGTGTCTGGATTTTAGGTTTTTACGTATGGAAATAATAAAATTTCTAGGTTGCGGATTGGACGTTCGCAACCTAGTTTTATTTTGGGAACTATTCGCTGTTAATTCCTATCAGATGTTTGTTATCTGTTCGGAATGGACAGTTTGAATATCGTCTACTTGGTTTGGTCATGCCGCGATCGCCTCATAATTCTTTTTCGTATTTAAATCAAGTGAAAATTTGGGACTATATAGCCCCAGTGGGTTAGAGGAATTTACAAGCGTAATAAATTCGGCAGGATGGCTGCACCCCCACATTTTAATTCGCTCATCAATCTCTAGAAGCAAGCACTTCTCTAGAACACGCGAGGGGGGAATTCCCTCAAACCGCTTCAATTGCTCGTGTAAATCCACATCAACGCAGCCACCAACAGGATTAGTAGTTTTTCCTAGCGCATCTTTTCTAGCCCCGCTCAAGTCTGATGGCACTAAGTTGACAATATGTTTATTCCCGGCATTAAGCACAAGAACGCGAATTGGCAGATTGCCAAATGCCGCGAATATTTGCACCGCGTGATAATGCTCTGGGGTTGGGCAATAAAGCGTCTTGTCGTACAATAAATTTTTTATCTGCTTTTTTCTTATCCGCATGATTTCCCCCCTATTAGTTTTGTAGAATACCACGAAATACACCCAAAGTCGAACGTTGTTTGACTTTGGGTGTAAAGTTTTCTTGCGAGTATGCGGATGGGGTGCGATCGCGGCAACCCACTTTTTCCTATTCAGTTAAGGTGCCGTCAATGTCGCAGAATGGGATTTTCATTCGGATTTTTCCTCCTGCCATGCAATTATCATATCGACAAGTTCATCAAAAGATGCATCAAATGTGACTGGGCAAGAAGTCCTTACATATTCAATAATCATTGCGGCTTTGCCCATTTTAAATAGGTCGCGCCGCGTGCGAAATTTTGAAGGTATCGCCGGAAGTTTATAGCTGATAACTAAATCGGGCATATCTAACATAGTCATATATTCTTTTCCTGCCAATATTTCTGCTGCGGTTTTCCTGGCATTATCCAAAGGATCATAAACTGAAGAAGGACGATTAAATGAACTATATGATGGATGCCTCTTTACGTCTTCCCAATAGTTAATGACTAAGAGATATCTATCAGGGGAGGCTTGGATATTGCATCCATTTTTCGTATATTTTTCAACGCATTCTAATTTCATGTTTTTAAATCTCCTCAGACTTTAATTTGATTGCGTCTAAAGTACTTTTGAGTTCCTTCCCGAATGCCGCGATCGCCTCCTCATTCATCCCGCCCAAATCAGGTACTTCGTAGGGGATGTTAGTTAGCCTTTCATACTCAGTAGCTAACTGTTGGATGCGCGATCGCATCCTATCCAGGCGTGAGGGTAAAGCCAATGTTGTGGAGATTTCTCTAACTACCTCAGCATCAATTACCGAGGTGTCACCCCGCAACAAGCCTAATACAGCACTCTGAGAAATAGGTAATTGTCTAAATTTCATTTCCTCTATCAGCTGCCATCGCCGATACAAATCCATCCAAATTGGATCGATTTGCAGGGTTAGTGCGTGAGTCGTTCCACTGGTTTTTTTGCCAGTGCGTAAATAATCACTGCCCGATTTCTGCACAATTGGTCTTTTAATTGCGACTTCAGTACGGGACAAAATAAAGGGTATTTTGTGCCTATACTGGTGCGCGGGGAAGGGCGATCGCGTCAAACTTCCAAACATTGCAGCGTACTCAGCTAGTTTGGTAGTGAGGTAAGTTAAGTCTTCAAATCCATGCACAGTGAGACGCGCAGGCAGCATCAAGTCGCGGTCAAGCAATTCCCGGATGTAAAAAACAAATTGACCTTCCTTGACGCATTTATTGGGGCATTCCCCAGCAAAGCCCTTGTCACGCATCGGGCAAGGTTCTTCAACGTCAACTAGCGGTCGCCACACATTACCCTTAGCGTCGGTTTCAGGGGTGCAGCGTTTAGAGATGGTGTGGCGATCGCACACAATCTCTAATCCAGAAGCTGAATGCAACTTCATGGAGCAATTGAAAGTGCGATCAACTTCGTCGTAGGGAAGATAAATATTAAGCGCTTCTGCAAAGTAATCTCCATTGCTGTCAGGGGGTGAGTATTGTTTGAGAATGTGGGGAACTACTTTGTTAGTAGTGGTAATTCTCAACAAGTTTTTTAAATCGGCACCCGCCGATCTTTCAGATTTCCTACCGCCTTTAAAAACCGAGATTTCAATTCTACCGAGAGAATCAAAGCCTTTCCGTTGGTCTGTTAGTCCGATGATTGCCATGTTTTTTATGTGCTTTATTGGAGTGCGATCGCCCTATCAATGCGATCGCACTTAATTAATTGTTGGGATTACAGATGCCTCCGTACTGTTCTGCGTGATTAGCGATCGCACTATCCAACGTTTCACCCTCTCCGATTGTTCCGTTAAAGTGATACTTCCACACCCTTAAAAGTGTGTATTCAATCGCATAGAATCCCTTTTCTGCTGTGTAGACCGTATCACTGCAACCGAAGTGGCTTTTGTCGGTAAAATTTACAGTGTTGAAATCGCCTTTAAAAACCTTTGAAACTTGTGATTCAAATTCCGAGAAAGAAAGAAAGTTAAGCATTTTGAACTCCAGCAATTGTGAATAACGGTGTGGTGCGATCGCTTTGTTGAGGTGCGATCGCGCAATCGGTGTTTTAGGTGCGATCGCACTATCAATGCGATCGCGCTTCAATTTAAATCTAGCAATCGCGACGGCTGCCACCGCGATCTACAGGGCACTTGCCATCATTCGGTTTTGGCGTTGGTGCCGCCGAAGGTTTTGGGCATCCTTCCCGGATGGTTCCCGCTCGCAAGAAATCACACTTAGTCACCTGGACGGGTTTCGGTCTGGCAGGCTTCTTAACCGGAACCACTTTGCACTGCGGGTCTGTGCTGGTAGGTCGGCATTGACCAGCAGCGATCGCACTTGATGGGAGGAATTGAGCAAGTGCCAACGCACTAGCTACAACCGCAGCAGCTGCTACCTTGATTACGGATTGATTTCCCGCCTCCTTTTTTACCCGGACTAAGGCAGCTGCAACAGCATCCTCAATCTGAGGATAGGCTATTGTTTTGTAGCTGTCCTTTTTGCCGATCCAGCAGAGTGCGTCGCCGCACTGCCTTTGGTAGAATGTGAACCCTGCCGCGATCGCCATCTCATACCCATTTTCTGTATATGTCTTAGCCGGGGTGCTTTTAATTGGTGCAGCGGCTCGGTATTCCGCGACAGCTGCTTGATGCTTGCACTTTACGCCGTTGTACCAAGAACGTAAGCACTCGCAACGGCGGTGTAAATTAGGGTGATTGGGACGTACTGTATAGCGGTTCCCGTTCTCGTTATTGACGACTAGGTATTCGTCACCGTGTTGGGACAAAACTTGGATTGTTGGTGCGACGGTTTCCGATTGTTTCTCAATATATGTATTGAATTCGCACTGCGCGTTCACGAAGTGTGCCGCAGGTATTGCTTGTTCGTCGATTTCGGTCGGCTGTGCGATCGGTAAAGTTCCTTGCTTGTGGTGCCAAGTTACGAAGCCGTAACACGCCGCCCAAGTAGCAGCGGCGTGAATTTCAATTCCGCCAACCATTACCGCGTAGGGTAAGTGGTTATCGTCGTTGTGGGCGATCGCTGCGATCGCAACCTCACCAGCGTAAACAATCGTAGCGTCATTAACTTCTTCGGTTGTGATTTCGGCTTTAACTTCAACTTTGACGGGCTGAACCGCCAAAATCGCTTCTACACATTTAGCGTTACTGGCGTGCTTGGGTAGTCCTAATGTTTGGCAGATTGCCCAAAGTTGGGGTCTTTGCTTGGATTCGAGTTGGGCACGGGTGTAAGATTGATTCATGTCATCCTTTTGTTTTGGGGTGGTTAGCGATCGCATTCTTTCTCAGGGAGGGCGATCGCTTTTTAATGGCGACTTTTCGGTTGCCATGTATTTAAGATAACTAATTAATTAGTACTTGTCAAGTGCTTGGTACTAATTACTTGTGATAGACTAATGGTGTAGTTTATCTATATGAGTATGAAAGAACTAAGGATAAGGTCAGGCAAACGGGTTGAGGATGTGGCTTACGAGTTGCGCGTAGCCATGTCTACTGTCCGCAATTGGGAGCAGCTAAAAACTGCACCTAGAATGACCGCTGACGGATTTGAAAAGTTAATGCAAGTCTATGGCTGCTCCTTTGACGAACTTGTTGAAGCGGCAAATCAGGTAAAGTAATTATTTTTAAGGACGAAAAATGACAATATTCACACCAAAGCAACTCAACCTCTCATCGTTGCCATCTATCCCCTTGGATGAGCGCAAAAACCTGCCAGAGTGTTCGGGTATCTACTTTGCTATCAATAGCGCCGGAGAAATACAATATATTGGACGCTCGACCAATATTCGCCAACGATGGCTACAGCATCACCGTTACACTCAGTTAAAAGCCTTGGGAAGCGTCCAAATAGCTTGGCTTCAAGTAAGCGATAGCTTACTATTACCCGGTATTGAATCTGCATTAATTGAATACTTCCAGCCCCTTTTAAACAATACCGAGGCGCAGGAATGGGCGGCACGGCGAACGCGAGCGCGAACGGCACAGGTAGGTGTCAAGGTAGATTCTGCCTTATACGAGAGGTACAAAACAAAATTGAGAATTGAGGGAATTTCAATCACCGATGCGATTGAAGCCCATATGAGGGATTGCTTGGGGGAAGTCTACGAAAAATCAGATAGCGATTGTGGAGCACTTCGCGATCGCATCGATAAGTTAGAGCAAGATTTTGCCGAGATTAAGCAGTGGCTAGAAAATCGGAGAATTGAGCAACTATCAGACCCCGGTTAAATGCGATCGCATCAATATAAAATCCACAGCGATCGCACCAACATAAAATCTACCGCGATGTCTGACGACAAGGCTTGCGCCAACGCACCCCATCCACCAATACCACTACGCAAAGAAAAACTATGCTCACACCGAAACTTATTTTTGATATTGCTCGTAAAAATCCCATCGCGCACGTAGGTGCTGTCAACGATTACGCCGTTTATGTTTTGGAGAATTGCTCAAAACTTTCTACTGTTTACCACCACGGAAGCAAGGTAAGTCAGATGGAAGCATTGCGTGTGTTCCCAAGTATTGCATCTCATTTACTGTTTAGAGAATGATTATTACTAAATTAGACCGATTTATTCTTGGGGCAGAGCTTATCAAAAAGTACGATCCAGATCCTGCAATGGACATCAACAGCAGTTTTGTCCATTTAGGGGGGCTTGATGTTTGTTCCGAAATGTCTGAATCTGAATATTCGCAGATGAAAGAGTGGGGCTGGGTGCATGGCTATTACGCATGGGGCTTTCATATTACCAATGAGGGCGAATGAAGTGTGATCGCATCAATATATAGAATCCCGACGCGATCGCCTCAACAATATACGTATAGAGGCATCTCCCAACTGCGATCGCGGCGGAAATAATTACCATTTTCAAGGATGAAAAAATGTTTAAAACAATAGAAGAATTGGCTGATAAATTACCAGAGAATTTACGCCTAAAATTCCTTGATGCGTATGGAGTAATTTATAGGCGTTCTATCAGTTCTCTCAAACCCTTGAACATTTGTGTAACCGCTATGGTTCCAAATTGGTAAGAATAACTGAAGAATATACATCGAAGACCTGCACAAAATGCGGTCACGTTCATAGAAAACTTGGTAGTTCTAAGAACTTTAAATGCCCTAGCTGTGGTTATGAAATACCACGAGATTTTAATGGAGCCGTGGGGATTTTCCTCAAGGCAATGTGGGATACCACCTTCACTAACTCAGTTGGTGATGTTGTACTGGATGTTCACGATATCTCAAATGTCGGAGAATGTCTCGGTTAAAAGTATCAGAATATTTGAAGTCATGAAATTGTGCAAACACATCGAAATTCTTTATAACGAAAATGGCTTGTGGGAAGCTTTTGGTTTTATCCATTACTGGAAATGGAAACAAGCTGATAGAATCGGATATTCATTTGCGATCGCCAATTTGGTTTTCATTTTTGGTGAAACAAATCCTAATTTACCATTCATTGATTTTGACGAATAATCACCGAAGCCCGAAGCGCGATCCTCTCC